TTAGAAAATTTCTTCTTCCATGAAAGCCACAACTTCCTTTTGTTTTGAAGGGTACAGATGGCTATAAGTGTTTAAAGTTTCTGCAACATCTGAGTGCCCTAAACGATTGGCTAGCACCAAAGGATTACAATTCTTATTTATTAAATATGAGGCATGAGAATGTCTGAATTCGTGAATAACAATTTTTCTGACATTCGATTCTTTTAAATATTTTGCATAACGTCTGTCGATAGTGCTGGTAGCTATACTATCGTAAAACGTTCCAAAAACTCTATAATCATTTTTAACTGGCGCTATTTTTTCAGCGTCTTTTTTTATGCCCTTTAATAGATCCATCACTTGATTTGGCATCAAAATAATTCTTATCGATGCGGATGTTTTTGGAGGGGTAATTTCTCTATTGTACTCCGTCTTATTAATGTCTATATAATTTTCCTCGAAATTGACATCAGCCCATGTTAAGGCGAGTAACTCTCCTTTTCTCGCTCCACTAAAATAAAGCGTGGAAAAGAATGCTTTGTACAATGGGTCATCCACCACACTTATAAATGTTTTAAACTCTTCAAACTCCCAATAATTCAACCTTTTATTAACAGTTACTTCAAAATTACCAACTACTTTCGCCGGGTTATTCTCAGTACCATGATACTTCGCTGAAAAGTTGAATACGGCTGATAAGGTAGAATGAATTTTTTTGAGAAAATCAGGAGCATATTTATTAATGATTTTATTTTGATAAAGCATTACATGTCTTGGAGAAATTTTCTTTATTTCCATTTGTCCAAATTCATGTATTAGGTGGTTGAAGATGATGTTTTTAATCACCTGAATTGATGACTTTTTTCGTCGAGCTTGATACCAGTCAAAATAAGATTGAGCAGCTTCTTGAAAAGTAATCGCAGCTACTTTTTCATCATTGTAGCCGAGTAGCAACTCTGCTTCGGCCTCTTGGGCATCTTTCTTCTTTTTAAACCCTCTGCGTTTCACTTGTTTTTTTGTTCCGTCACTTAAAGTGATCCTTTTTGCAAAGTAATATGTATTGGTTTTCTTATCCTTGTATACAGGCATCATTTCACCTCTAACAAATTTCCATTTTATCTTAGATTATTTATAAAGATAACACCATTTTTGTTTTTTAAAAAGTTTTGTTTATAGAAAATACTACTATGTCATCAAGAAAAACGTGTAAAATATGGTATAATAAAGAATTAAATAAACAAAGTGGCAACTAAAAAATCAAAAAATTCTAAATAAGTTTCGTCAGAAATCGACACACTTCTAATTAAATGGTTGGTAAATTTGTATTCGAAAAGGTGATGTCATGAATATATTAACAGTAAAAAATATGAGAGCTTATCTACAGCAAATATTGAGATCAAGTGGCACTAACCAAAAAGTGATAGCAAAGCAGATTGGGATAAGTGATAGCTATTTTAGCAAATTTATAAATGGAAAAGAAATTGCCTTTTGGATGGCTCGTAAAATTATTCAGACGATCGATAAAAGTAATGAAGCTACTTTATTAAAGTTATATGTATCACAAGGGATTAAGAAATCTAATTACGCTGCTGCTCTTGAATATTTTTATTCAAAGCAAGAATATAATTTTGTTGAAGAATTGATTTCCTTAAATGGAGATAGGGGTCCTTATTTTCTTGAGCTATCAAATGTTTATAGATTTGTTTTGGATTCACGTTTCACCTATGAAAAACTAGAATCTATTGAGAGACTAAAACAAATTAAAACAGAACACATTGAATCTCAAATAGTCTTAGAATTTATTCATATGTATACTTATTTTCTCAATCGAAATTTTGAGATCACACTTTATAGAATTGAACTTATCAAAAAATTAATAGAGCAACTAAATGATCCATTTCTTCAAATTTCTTTCCAAGCAAGGATTGATGAAGTGCTTGCAAATATCTATTTGAAACAAAATAAAAACATCAAAAAGGCTCGAATAGTAGCCAAAAAAATTCTTGCTAGAGATTATAGTGAAAATCATAATATGACAGCTTATCACACATTAGGTCTATCTTATTTCTTGGAATCATATGATGAGTCTTTACACTATTATAAAAAAATGCTAACTCTAATGGAGAAATATAACGACAGAGATTCAGATTTAGTAGAGAATAAAATGGAAATCGCAATTCTGCAATATTATTGGGGCAAAGAAATAGAATCTGCTTACAATGTGAACGAATTTACCCAATCATTGATAACAAATGAAGGTTTGGTACGTTTTTATAATGATCCTAACTTAAGAAAATATGCAATGTTTTTAGACGGTATGAAAGAAAAATCTGAAAAGAAGTTGCTTCTATCTATACATTACTTTGAGAAAGATTACGAGAAATTTCGAGCAACATTTCCAAAAAAAGAATTGATGAAATTAGATTTTGCATATACACTTTAGAAATAAGGAGGTGTTTAATCTTGGGAAAAAAGCTAGTAATTACATGTTCCTTACTAGGATTATTTATCTCTACAGTTGCTTTATTACCTCATTCACAAGCAGAAAATGTTTATGAAACTAAAGATGTTAGACCAGGTGTATAAAACTTTTATATAGTACATATCAAAAAGACGCTACCTATAAGCTAGGTAACGTCTTTCGTACTTTTTAAGGGGATTTCCTACTTACCCTAAATTGAGGAGATAGGAAATTAGGAAACCGTAGAACATTATCTTGAGAGGAGTTCCTTATTTTGTCTAGTTATGAGCAATTATTAAAGAAAATAGAAAGAGAAATTTTAAAAGAAAAAGCGGCGCAAGGCAAAAAAAAATAAGTTATTCTTTATCTTTCAGATAGCTTTCTTTAAGGCTTCTCAATTCCTTTAAGCGATCTATGACATATTGCAATTCTTCTTCTGTAATTTTTGAACCATTATCATGAACAATGTTTAGTTTTTTTAAATCATCGATATTAATATTTTCTTTTGACAATAATTCTTTTTCGCTCTCATCAAAGCTGTTTAAGCTGTCTTCATCAAATAATAAATAAGAACTGTGAACATTAAAATAGTCTGCTATTTGATTTATCACTTTAAGAGAAGGCGCCTGAGAGTTATTTTCGATCCTAGAAAGATAACTTTGTGAGATACCAATTTCTTTCGCTGCTTCCTCAACAGTTTTATTTTTTTTAAGCCGTAGGCGTTTAACTGCAAATCCAATCATCCGATTCTCCATCTTTTAACCACCTCTATGGGAACAGTTTTACCTTATATATTTTATGTATTATTTGTTGTTTATTATACCATACAGACTTTCCGCGCGGGAATATTTGTGGAAAAATAGACTTGTCAAGAATATTCCTGTGTGGTATATTCATTTTATATTCCTGTCAGGTATGTTAGGGGATGTTTTATGATTAATTTAAATGAGTTATCGGGAATGCTTAAAAAGAAACGAATTGAGAGCGGACTTTCACAAGAAGAGTTCGCAAAGACTTTAGGGTTCACCGCTTCATATATATCTAGACTTGAAAATGGAAAGGTCTCTCCTACCTTTAAGAGTCTTGAAAGGATTTCAGAGCATATTGGTATAAAAGCCAACCTTTTTTTTGGTTAATATTATACCTGACAGGAATAAAAAAGGAGGATGAATAAATGCATTTAAATCTATTTGTTGCCCGTAAGGAAAAAAGGATGTCTCAAAGAGAAATAGCTGAATTGATTGGAACACACCCACAAACTTATCACCTGAAAGAAACTGGGAAAAGAGATTTTCTGCTTGATGAAGCTTTAACTATTGCAAGTTTCTTTGGTCAAAAAGTGGAGGAATTATTTAATAAGGCGGAGGTTAGATCATGAATAAAAAAACAAGTGAACCTAAAGCTGGCGGTAAGAAAAAGAGAAAAAGCAATTTGTTTCTCGGAGAAGTTTTCTTTGGAACAGAAGACAGAGAAAAACTTTTTACCGAGGCTGTGGCACCGTATTACACGCCTGTAAAGAAGGAAGGAAATAAAGAGTATTGAAACTTTTTTCATTTTTTAAAAAGGACAAGCTCTTTCGGAAAAGTTATTTAAGAAAATCATATGGAGGTTTTAACATGGACGAAAAACAAATGAAAACAACCCCTGCTGCAACAGAGGCTGATTCTAAACTTTTTAAATATGTCGGTATTTCTGGTTACGAAATTAAACAACGAACGATTGGCGAACTTGATGTTACATCTATTCCACCAAGTACGTTGAATGTGGAGTTCTTATTCATCAGTCAGAATTTAGGTGTTGAAAAGTATAATCAATTTCTTAAAGACTTAAAAAAATTTATTGATGAACAAAATCAATCATAATCTCCTCTCAGCTGTGACAGATGATGAACTTCATAACAGGAGGGAAAGAGATGTAAATCGTGTTTTTAAGTCATTCCTTTCACTCCTATTCAGTTGGTTACAAAGTGAAATTTCCAGATTTTATATGATCATTTAATTCAGTATCTTTAGAGTTGATAAATAGTTTGAAGGCTGATTTATATAACTCTAGCTTAAACTCGGCAATTTGATCTGCTGCTTTACGTTCAATGGTAGTTGATTTTACAACTGCGAGTGCAAAATCATGTGCTTGTTCTTCTCTGCTTTTCATGGTTACACCTCCCTTCCTACGAGGGAGATTATACCATTTTTATCTAATTATGAGAAATGAAAGGAGGTTTCTTTATGGCTAAGTTCAGACATGTTCAAACAACTTTCTGGCAAGATCCAAAAGTGACGGAAGAAATGACACCTGAGGATAGGTATTTTTTTCTGTATCTCATCACTAATCCTAATACGACTCAAATTGGAATTTATACGATAACTAAGAAGCAAATAGCTTTTGATATAGGGTACTCTATTGAGTCGGTCAATAGCTTGATGGATCGCTTCGAAAATCATCACAAACTGATACTTTACAACAATAACACTAGGGAAATTGCAATAAAGAATTGGCCTAAATACAACTTGAACAAAGGTGGAAAGCCAATATTAGACTGTGTCACTAAAGAATTAAATGAGGTTAAAGACAAATCTCTCGTGAGTGCACTTTATCCAAAAATTGAGAATACGAGCGTTAGGGAATTGTTTGAACGACACGCTAACGATACGTTACACGACACGTCTACGACAAGTGGACAAAAAGAAAAAGAAAAAGAAAAAGAAAAAGAAAATAAAGATATATTGTCGGGCAAACCGACTGCGGATGATCCAAAAACTCAAAAAACTGAAATACCTTTCAAGCTGATTGTTGATCTTTTGAATCAAATGTCAGGAAAGAAATTCAGAGCAACCACACCAAAGACACAAAAAGACATAAGATCACGATGGAACGAGGGATTTAGATTTGATGACTTTAAAAAAGTGATCTTGTCCAAATGCTATGAGTGGCGTAATAACCCAGACATGAGTAAATACCTTCGACCTGAAACACTATTTGGAACCAAATTCGAGGGTTACTTAAATCACAGTGATGAGGTGATTAAGCGTGCAGAGCATAAAGTCAGTGGCAGCGGAAGTCTTAAACGCAAGAATGACCTTCCATTCTGAATACTGTCATAAGCACACATACACGAGTGGTAGTGAGAATGTTGTAAAGCCTGTTCGCATGATGGTTCTCAAAGGTAAAGTGATCTGTCCTAGGTGTGAGTTGGAAGCAGATGAAAAGAAGCTCCAAAGAGACTTAGAAAGCCAGATTGAGTTTAGTCAGCGGACAAAGAATTTCAACATGCTTGAAAAGCGAAGCATCTTCCGAGACCGAACCATTGCACAAGCAACGTTTGATAATTTCAAAGTGACCGAACATGAGGAGACTGCAAATAAACGCCTGATGTTGGAGCTTACTAATCACTTAAATCAAGGTGAAGTATTCAATATCTTTCTGCAGGGCCATCCGGGAGTAGGGAAAAGTCATCTTGCTTATGCGGCTCTAAAAGCACTCAATGTCCTGCCTGATCCTGAAAACCCTGATGATAAGGGCAAATCATGTTTGTTTGTAAATCTTGCTGATGCTGCTTTAGTTATTCAAGATTCTTTCCACAACAAAGAAAGCAAGTTCACACAGGCGTATGTAACAGGAATCATGGGGGATGCAGATTATCTTGTGATCGATGATTTAGGAGCGGAAACAGGATCTGAACACTCAAACAGTGAGGCCAGCAACTTTATACACAAAATACTTTACGCTGTCACCTCAGCTAGACAGCACAAAGCAACGATTTACACGACCAATTTAACTGGGGACAAGTTGAAACAAATGTACGACACCAAACTTGTATCACGTATCACGAAAAGGTCTAAATACATTTTGTTTAAAAATACGTTTGATAAGCGTGACGAGGAATTGCCGTTCTAGGAGGAAGAACATGAGCATCATCAACAACCCCACAGTATCCGAGATTAATAGCTTAATAACCCAATTGGATGCCAATTTAAAAGATCACAAAAACCTAAAGGAGGAACGATTATGAAAAAAGGCGGTAGAAAGCCCACGAGAGCCGAAAGGGAGATTTTAGTAGTAAATGGGTTGACCCCACTTTATTGGCTCGTAGAAAAGAATCTGACGTCATCTGTACAGGTTGTGCATAAAGAGGTTGGTCGCAGAAAGGAAATTGCAAAGTGAGTGCTACTAGAATCATTTTAGAAGATTTCAATTTCGAATGGACCATTGTTGGTCTCAAGAGGTTTTTGGACTACTGGTACGAAGGCAGGTCTTTGAGTGAAATGGCCGAGCTGTTTCGCAGGCCAGAAGAAGAAGTGTTAATACTGATGATTGATTTCAGCAAGCGTGGAAAGATCAAGGAGCGTCCGAACGGTGTCGGAGCAAACGAGCCTATGTATATCAAAAAATGCACAATGAGCTACAAAAAAAGGGATTTGCGAAAGTTGTTTGAACAACAACCGGTTTACTACGTTTGTCCGCACCACGATTTCATATGGGATGAAAAAGACATCATTTTATTTAGACAAATGTGGCAGGACCATGAACCGATTAGACACATCGCAAATCGTTTGGCCCGCAATGTCGATGAAATTCTGTTGCTCATAATTGATCAAGCAGATTTGGGAAAGATCGAAACACGTAAAGGTGGAGTTTTTGGAAAGGAAGACAAGCAGCATGAAGAAAAAGAGCATCCTGTTGCCATTTGAGAAAGCGACAGCACGCCAGCTGGAAGTCATTGCGAGATATGAAGATTGCCCGAAACAGCTAAAGACAGCAGCCATGCGCCACCTCAAGAAGAGGGGAGGAATCAAGTGATGACAACATCAGAAAGAGAATTTTTGATTGAGTGGTTGAGTCTTAAAAATGGGGCTTATGGGCGGGAGCATTGCGAGAAACTGACTGATGAAGAACTCGAAAGAATCTTTAATCTCAACGTTCCGCAGCGTGACGAATAAAAGGAGGTGAGCATATTGGAAACTGTAGTGAATCCATACAAAGCAGGTCCAGTGAAAGCGTGGGTTATGTCAGAGGATGAACTAGCAGCATATAGACAGCAACATCCACCCAAACCATATAAAAAGAGACTCAAACGTAAAGACTGGCGTTGGCAGCGCACAGATCAATCCGTCAAGTCTCAGCGGTAAGAATTCACATCAGTTCAATGTGAGTAATTAAGCTTAGGAACCTTAATTATATCACATTGGAGTGAAGATTGTGAATAGACCGCAGACTATCTCATTAACAAAAAACGAGCTTTTCACAACATTAGTTGAACAAGGAAAGGTGCAAGTGATCGTGCTGGACGGGATCAACAACACAGCGCATTACATAGAGGCTCCCGAACACGGTCACACAATCATTGAAACGATTAAAGGAAATTTTGACCGAGTTAGATTTGATTTCAGTTACAAAACTAAACGATAGCAGGGGTTTATCCCCTGCGGGGGAGGAAAAACCATGAATTTACCTAAACATATCGAGCTTTCTCAGGCCGTCAAAGCCTGCAAAAACAAAGCGATGACAATAGATGATGCAGCTGCATATATTGGTGTGCCGAAGTTTTTTGTTCCAGTGCTAGCTGATTACTGTCCTGATCTGATCATCGAAGGAAATGTAGTCATGGCGAAAAGGGAATCGAACGGCCCTGTTATCTTCACGCTGCTTTGTTTCATGGGGGTTTTTACTGTTGCTGGGTTGATGCAATGAAACACATGATAATTATAGAAATTTGATGAGTTAGGTAAAACAGAGATTTTAAATAAATTAAACGCTCTTTTTAAAAATGATAAACATATGTAAATACCGAATAATTTATCTCTAAAGTGAGAAAAGTACCTGTGAATTTATCACAGGAGGGAATTGTATGAGTTATCCATTTAAAAATCTTGTTTTTGAGGGAGGAGGAGTTAAAGGAATTGCTTATGTGGGTGTCTTAGAGGTTTTAGAACAGCATCAAATTTTAAATAATATTCAACGGGTTGGAGGGACATCTGCTGGAGCGGTTGTTGCGATGTTAGTAAGTCTAGGGTATAGTTCATCCGAATTAAATCAAAGTCTAAGGGAAATGGATTTAAAACAATTTATGGACTCTGATTTCGGAGTTGTTAGAGATGTATTTAGGCTTATAACAAATGATCATGGTTGGTTTAAAGGGAAAAAATTTATGGAGTGGATTGAAAATCGTATTGAACAAAAAGGGTTAGACAAAAACGTAACTTTTAAAGAGATAGAGGACAACCCTGAATTTAAAAATATTTACATTCAAGGAACTAATCTGTCAACTTATAGGACTGAGACATTTTCTGCAGAAGACCCTAAATTTGCTAATATGAAAATAAAAGATGCCGTAAGAATATCTATGTCAATACCGATATTTTTTGCTGCAGTAAAAATGAATGGATGTTTTTATGTAGACGGAGGACTCCTTGCGAATTATCCAGTAAGGCTCTTTGATAGAGAGCAATATGTAGGGAAAGAACATTCTAAGGAAATTGATTTATACAAGAAGTTTAATTTATCTTTAGATAATCATACAGAAAGTTTTATCTTTGGTAAATACGTTTATAACAAAGAAACTATAGGGTTTAGACTGGACTCAAAAAAAGACATAGAAATATTTTCAGGATTAGCACTACCAAAAGAACATAGTATAAATACATTCTTTGATTTTATATGGAGTTTAATGGCAACGATTATCGAACAGCAAGCTAATCAACAATTAACAGGAGATGATTTTGACAGAACAGTTTTTGTAGACACTAAAAATGTTTCTTCCATTAACTTTTCTATATGTAGTACCGAGCAAAAAGAGTTAATTGAATCAGGAAAAAAGAGCTGTGAGGACTACCTGAGTAAATATAATAATGAAAGCACATTTTTAAGAAATAAAATATGAACATTTTAACCCATCAATATGACAATATTGATGGGTTGAAAGGGGATTCCCTTTTCAATTACTAAAAACAACGTTCATATTTTCCAGTCCATATTCCAATAAGAAGATTTCTGTATGAAATAGCTTTTAATCACACTATATATTATTGTGGCAGTGGTGTTTTATGAGCCGTCTGCTGCGTAGAAACGAGCGGATATAAAACAATTGCAGGGCATACAGTCAGCGTATCAACGGATGCCAATTCATACACACCGAAAGCCAAAAGCATTGATGTCACAGTACGCAAAACAGGCAATGAAACAGTATACTACCGCTTCACGCTTCAAAAGAAGGTGAGCGGCAAATGGAAAGATCAACGGTTTAGTCTTGTTGGGTCGTTTAAAAGCGTCACGCCAGCAAAAGAGTTTTACACGGTCAACCATACAGCTGGCACGCACCGTATCAAAATGACGATCTACAAAAACAGCAATTGGACAGGTGTCAAAGTCCATATCTATACACCAGCTTTCGAGGTGAAATAAAAAAGCATTTATTTTGTGAATGGTATATAATTAAATCAAAAAGGATTGTTTTGGATGTACTGGTTGACTACTTTTATTTTTGGTTTAATTTTTACAGTAATTAATAGTTTTATTATGAGATTGATAGATAGAAAAGAATATAAAAATAGAGTTGAAATTGCAAATTCAGAGTTAAACAAGACGCTGAAGAATTATATTTCAGAAGGAGAAATTCCAAGTGCTTCCCTTATAAAAGCACTGTGTATGGCGTATTCAAAATCATACAAAATAAAGAGTAAAGATATTAACAATGAAGAGAATGTAATTAATCGTCTTATTAGAGAGATATTTGAAACAAGTTTTTTACCTAGTTCCCAAAAAACAAAAATATCCGAAGAATTATTAGAGTTAAAAGAGTCTAGTGTGAACTCGAACCTTTTGAATAATTCAAATAATGAAGCTAGTGTTGATACTGAAAAAAGTATTCATTCACTTTTTAGTTTTGTAATTGGTTCAGCTATCGCTTTTCTTTTTACAACGGTTGGTTTAGATATTCTAAATCAAAACCTTAATTTTATTAAGGATGATACTCCTAATAATTTATTGATTTTCTTAACAATTTCTGCCTTTATTTCTCTCATGATAACGCTAGTGATAAAATTTCTTTTGAGAAAAAAATAAGTCCAAGACGGAGAGCCTGCGGACACTGATCAACACCTTTTACGGGTGCTGGTTGGTGTCCGTTTTTTATTTTTCAGAACGGAGGGTGAACATGAAGAAGGAAAAGCCAAAAAAACAGCCGCAGAAGCTCACTGACAGAGATTTAAGAGAGCTGATGGGGCAAAACATGCAAAGACTAAGAAGAGCCAAAGGCGGGTCAATGCGCAGAAAATAAAGGGGGAATTATCATGAATCAAACAAGTTTAGACATTCCGCAAATCGACGAGGAAAAAACTAGAGAAAAGATGGAAAGAATGCTAGATAAGTATAAGATGTTAAGGCTTCAAACGCCAGAAGACTTTCTCCCAAAAATCACTACAACATACACCATTACGCCGCCTAGTTTCTCAAATCAGTTTCATTCATCGACCGAGGATGCAGCCCTTAAAAAAATGGATTGGGAGCTTGAGCGGGAAAAATACATGAAGCGAATTGAAAGGGGCATTAATCGTCTTACACAAAGAGAGCGCCGCATCTTGGTCATGCTTTACATGCAAGACGAAGAAATGTTTGATTATGAGATTTACGCAGATATGGGCCTCAGCCAGCGGAACTATTACCGATTCAAAAATAAAGCATATTATAGACTGGCCTTTGCTTTGAGAGAAGAAGTGTACAAGCAGGGGGATAAATCATGAATTTTGTTCAGCCGATAAGGGACCTTGATCAGATCCATTATATAAAGAAGTATTTAGGTGAGAGAAACAAACGAAACCTGCTGCTGTTTGTGGCGGGAATCAATCTGGGCTTGCGCATATCCGATCTGCTGGAATTAAGGGTGAAGAACGTGAGAAAACAGTACGTATCCCTTAGAGAACAAAAAACAGGTAAAGAGAAAAGAATCAAAATAAACAAGACGCTTCGAAAAGCGATAGATCAATATATTAAAGACAAAGATGATCAAGAGTATCTATTTAAAAGTAGAGAAGGACTCAACAAACCAATCAGCCGTAGTAGTGCATACAACATTTTGAGAGAGGCAGCGGAGTATGTCGGGCTTGATAGCATAGGTACACATACATTAAGGAAAACATTTGGATACTGGCATTATAAGAAGTTCAAGGATGTGGCCTTGCTGCAAGAAATCTTCAATCACTCAAGTCCAGATATTACATTGAGATATATCGGTATCACACAAGACACAATGGATAGAACAATGGACGACTTTGGCTTATAGGCTCATCTGTTCAAATGGCAGATGGGTCTTTTTTTGCGCTCTTTTTCATCAACTAACCATAATGAGAAAATGTCCAACTCATTTTAGGGAAATGGCTGAAAAGCAAGAGGGACAAAGGATTCAGCGATTCCCTGAGTTAGACACAATAATAGATATGGTGAATTGGTGGATTGTGTGGATAATTATAGAATTATTGTTTATAATTTTATAAGATTCTTAGAGGGGGTACTAAATTGTCAGCGAAAAAAGAGAATAAGCAACAAACAGAGGGGCAACAAAAGAAGAAAGCTTTCGTTATTATGCCTATCGGGGAGGATAACAGTCCTATAAGAAGATCGGCAGAGGGAATTTATCGTGCAGTAATAAAACCTGTTTTAAACGAATTGGGTTACGATGCTAGTGCTGCGCACGAGATAAGTGAATCTGGTTCAATAAATAAACAGATCATTTCAAGACTTCTTGAAGACGATATCGTAATAGCGAATTTAACAGGATTAAATCCTAATGTAATGTATGAAATTGCTGTTAGACATGCTACTGGAAAACCAATAGTTAATTTGTGTGAAAGAGGGACAAAGCTTCCTTTCGATTTAAATGATGAACGTACAATATTCTATACAGATGATATGCACGGTGTATTAGATGTAAGAGGTAATTTTGAAAATCATGTAAAAAGTGCTCTTGCTGAATCTGAGCCGGATAACCCAATTTATAGGGCCAAGAAAGAAAACATCATTGCTAATAATCTAAAAGTTAAATTTACAGAAGATGAGTATAGCTTGTATACAAAATTAGCGGAAATAGAACAATTAGTCATAAGAGCGGTAAACGTTAAGAGTTATCCAACCCATGATCCAGCTGTAGATAATTTTTCACTTTTTGCAGAAGAATCAGGAAGCTTATATGTTTATAATAAAAGTAATAAAAGTCAAAATGTATTTGAAAGAGATATACAAGAAGTTATGGATTCATTCGACATCAAGACGTATTCTGCAAGTAAAACTGAAGATCAGAGGGGATATTATCTACGGACTAATGATCAAAGAAAATCTACAATAGAGGGTCTTAAACATGCATTTATTAAAAATGGCTACGATGCAATAGGATTTTTTTAATCTTAATCCTTATATATTAGAACACAATGGAATTTACTCTTTTTCTTGTATTTTTAAAATGGCACACTTTTGGCACGATCTTGGCAAAGCATTTTGTCTGAGAGCGGTTATGATGGTATTAGGTGATAAATTGAGAGCGGCTTCCAGTGGAGGTCGCTTTTTGTTCGACAAAATCTGCATTTAGTTATATATTCTCATTCTTTACCGATAAAAAGATAGGAGGGGATAAATATGGATAAAACAATTCAGGAGAAAATTGATAATACAATAAGTAATTTAAATGGAAAAGAAGAAGAAATAGACGGTTGGAAACAACGATATGATGATTTATTAGCTATTCAAGAGCAAGCAACTAAAGAAGTCTTGGAAAAATTAACACCGGTATTTCAATATATGGCAAATAAAAATGTTTCGTTTTTTAATAAAACATTTAATTTATCTTCGCATGTTGGTCCGGTTATAGGTTTTGATAAAAAAGAAAATACGAAGTATGTCATTCGTCAAGACAGGTATATCGATGAATATAATGTATATACCAACGAAATAGTTAAAGAAAACATTGAGTTGAAATCTTTTTTGAGAGCCAATTCTTTTGACATTTTATATGGAAGTTTAATAGACCAATTGGACTTTCAAAACAAGATAATGAAACAGTATCAAGAGAAAATAGATCAGGCTGAATTGGATTTAATTAAATACGGCATTCCACACTAGCACCTCTTTGAGGTGCTTTTTTTATTCCGAGGTGAAATCAAATGAGAAAGTCATTAAAACCGTGCAATGAACCTGGATGTCCTCAACTAACACGCAAAGGATATTGCCAGCAGCATAAGACATCCAAGCCTTCATACGATCTGCACCGTGAATCATCGTCACGCCGAGGGTATAATAGCCGATGGCGTAAAGCGCGTGAAGGATATTTAGCAAAGCATCCTTTGTGTCAGTCTTGCATGTTACAAGGCAAACGGATTGCCGCTACAGTAGTGGACCATATAAAACCGCATAAGGGAGATAAAAAACTATTTTGGGATTCTTCTAACTGGCAGCCGCTGTGTGCGTCCTGTCACAGTAGGAAGACCGCTAAAGAAGATGGAGGGTTTGGAAATGGATTATAAAAAGTGTGTATGCGATCAATGCGGAACAATCTTCATAGTTAAATATTGTTCTAGGATTAAGAAGATTGGACGTGGTATTAAACGTCATTTGCTTGTATGTCCAGGGTGTAAAGCTGAGTATACATCTTACTACACAAACGCTGAAATCAGAAAGCAGCAAAACAAAATCAGCAAGCTGTATAATGCTATTCGAATGACAAGGAACAAAAGCCTACTTGATAAACACCAAAAGAAAATAGATTCAATACAAGCAGATTTAGAAAGAGACATGAGTCAGCTTCGCATTGAAGTTGAAGGCTCCCCCCAGGGTTAAATCCCTAGGAAGGATTTGCCGTAGACCGCGTCTCCCTCAACATCGCGAGAAATTCCCTAAATGAAAATTCGGAAGGAGGTGAGGGGATGGCAAGGCCGAGACAACCAGTTGACTTGTTGCTAGTGAAAGGGAAGAAAAACCTTACCAAGAAAGAGATTGCAGAAAGAAGAGAGCAAGAAATAAAGGCACCGGATGACAAAGTGAAAGCTCCTTCTTATTTACCAAAAGACTTAAAAAGAGAATTCAAAAAGATAGCGGACGAGCTCAAAAACATCGGAATTATGACAAATTTAGATGTAGATGCGCTTGCCCGTTTTTTATTTGCTAAAAAATTATATTTACAAGTAACTGAACAGTTGCTTGAGCGTGGACCTATGAAAAAGGTAATAGTCAGAAACCTAGATAAAGAAGGTAACGTGATTTCAGAAGATGAAAAGTTAGTTCCAAATGATGATTATTCAGATCTTCTTATAAATCAAGACAAACTGTTTAAACAATGCAGACAAGCATCAAGTGATCTAGGATTAACCATTTCCTCTCGCTGTAAACTTGTGATCCCTAAAAAGGATGACAAGCCGAAGTCAAAAGAGGAAGAACGCTTTGGAGGGCGCATGTAATGAAAGAGATGACAGCGGAGCTTTTAATTGAGCGCGTATGGTCATATTGCGAAAAGATCGAATCGGGGGAAATAAAAGCAGGCAAGAAACACAAGTGGGCTGTCCAAAGATTTATAGAAGACGTAGAGCGGTTAGCAGAAGAAGACTGCCCGTATTATTTTGATGCAGAAGCAGTTCTTGATTTTTATGAATGGGCCAAGCAGTTCAACCATGTGGAAGGCATATTGGCAGGTCAGCCGATTGAACTGACAGACTTTCAGCTATTCATGGCTGCTAATATCTATGGATTTTACAAAAAGGTCAATGGTGCCAGGCGTTTTAGAAAGGCTTACATCCAGTTAGCGAGAAAAAACGCAAAATCACAATTGCTGGCTATCATGGCTTCGTATGAGATCTTTCCTACTAAGGAAAAACATCGTGTGTTTATTGCTGGATGGTCAAGGGAGCAGTCGGATGAAGTCTATCAAGCAATACTTGAGCAACTACAGCACGCACCTATTTTAGAGGGGAAATACACAGACGCCAACGGGCAGGTCACAAAATACGCAACAAATTCAATTATCAAACCTTTATCCCGTGAAGCCCGCAAGGTAGGAGACGGTAAAAACCCTTCTCTTGGAATAGTCGACGAATATATGTCTCATGAAACAAGTGAAATATATGATGTTATTGATAGCGGTATGGTCGCTCGTCGTAGCCCTTTGATGATTATCATTACTACTGCAGGTTTCAACTTAAACGGGCCGTGCTTTAAAGAGTATCAGTATGTTTCCAAGATTCTTGATCCCGACATTGAAATTGAAAACGATGATTATTTTGTTATGATCTGTGAGCTTGATCCACAAGACGATATAAAAGATGAATCGAACTGGATCAAGGCAAATCCGATAGTCGCAACTTACCCAGAGGGAATGGAGTCACTAAGGGCAGCGTTAAAAGTTGCATTAGATGTGCCTGAAAAGATGAGAAGTTTCCTTACAAAAAACATGAATGGGTGGGTCGACCAAAAAGACAATGGCTACATGAAAATGTCTAAATGGCGGGCCTGTCATGGTGAAATACCGGATCTAAAAGAAATGGCGATCTATCTTGGTTTAGATCTATCTATGACAACGGATTTGACTTCTGTCGGGTGGGTTGGCGTTCTTGATGGTTTTTATTATGTCGGCCAGCATTCCTTCATCCCCGAAGAACGAGCCAAGGAGAAAATGGCTACTGATAAAGTGCCTTATGCTTTATGGCGTGATCAAGGTTGGATGACATTCACACCAGGGGAAGCGGTTGATTATCAATTTGTTGAAAAATGGATCATTGAATTTGCCCACGTCAACAAATTAAGGGTCATTGAAGCTGCTTACGACAAATGGAATGCGCTGCACCTTGCACAACGGCTTGAGAGTAAGGGATTTAATATGGTTGAGCTGCCGCAAAGGATTCAGCATCTTTCTTTACCCACAAAGGATTACAGACAAAAGGTATACGAGGGAAAGGTCATTCATGGGAACGATCCACTTCTAACTTTTGCATATAATAACGCAATCATTAAACAAGATGCTCAAGAAAATGTCATGTTAGACAAAGCGAAATCACCGCAAAGAATAGATCCAGCTGCAGCCGTTATGAATGCTTTTGCTAGGGCCATGTATCACGATATGGGTGCAAACGTTGACTTAAACAAACATTTTTCAGGAAATTTCAGTTTTTAGGATGTGAGAGAGTGAAAAAATTTATTGTTCTTCTGAAATTAATACTAAACGACTTGCTGTTTATCGGAGGGTGCATCTTTATTCTGCTGGCAGCGTATCGGGTAAATACAAACATTGGTCTATTTCTGACGGGTGTATTTTTTATGTTTTATGCCTATTTGCTGTCGAGTCACGCGCGGCAGAAAGAGAGGTGAAAATAAATGTTTATAGACAAGTTTTTTGAAAAACGATCCAGCTCAAAAACGTTAGACGGTTTCAGCCAGTTGATCAATCTGTTTGGAGGTAGAGAAACGGCCAGTGGTGAAAGAGTCAGTGAAAGTAATTCATTTGAGCAGCCTGACATTTTCGCATGTGTCAACGTATTGTCTGATGACATTGCAAAGCTACCGATACACACTTTTAAAAAAGAGAGTCAAGGAGTCAACAGAAACCCTAATCATCCATCAGCCTATATGATCTACGCAAGGCCAAACCCGTACATGACAGCTTATGTGTGGAAAAAGCTGATGATGACGCATGTACTCACATGGGGAAATGCCTATTCGATGATTGAGTTTGGTCCGCATGGTTTTCCTGAAAATCTTTATCCGTTGCGGCCGGATGCGACAAAAGCATACATCCATCCCGACTCAGGGAGGCTATGGTACCAAACCACCGTTAACGGAAGGACGATGGAACTTAATGATTACCAAGTGCTGCACTTTAAAGGTCTATCAACGGATGGTATACACGGTAAGTCGCCTATTGGTGTAATACGAGAGCACATAGGCGCTCAAGCAGCTGCGACAAAATATAACGCAAAATTATATAAAAACGAAGCCACGCCGCGAGGCATTCTAAAAGTACCTTCTTTCTTGGATGAAAAACCAAAAGAGAACGTCCGTAAAGAATGGCTGCGGGTCAACCAGGGTGAAAACATAGCGATTATTGATAATGGACTAGAATATCAATCTATTGCCATGCCGTTGCAAGAAGCGCAGTTTGTAGAATCTATGAAATTCAATAAAGCACAAATTGCAATGATTTATAAAGTTCCGTTGCATAAACTCAATGAGCTTGATAAAGCCACATTTTCAAACATTGAGCATCAATCCTTGGAATATGTAAAAAACACATTGCAACCGTGGATCGTGAGTTTTGAACAGGAGTTAAATATCAAACTGTTTACCGACAATGATCAAAAAGCGGGCCATTATGTGAAATTCAACGTTGACAGTGAGTTGCGCGGCGACAGTAAAACTCAAGCAGAGTATTTTAAGACCATGAGTGAAGCGGGTCTTTTAAATAAAAATGAGATTCGCGACTTGATTGAAAGAAACCCTATTGAACATGGCGAAAAATACCTATCTAGCTTGAACTATGTGTTCCTTGACTTTATGGAAGAATACCAGAGGCTTAAAGCTGGTTCTGCCATGAAGGGAGGTGACAGCAAGAATGAGTAAAGAAAAAGAAGTGAGGCTACTCACGACGCCAATTGAGATACGTTCCGAAGGTGAAGGACAAGCCGAATATGTGGAAGGCTATGCTTTGAAGTTTGAAAAATGGTCCGAGCGTCTTGGGTGGTTTAAGGAAATCATCAGCAGGAACGCTTTAGAATCTACCGATCTATCAAACGTCATTGCACTTTTTAACCATCGAGAGGATTTTCCCCTAGCGCGAAATACCGTTTCAGGGGAGTCAGGGAAGCTTGAACTCGAAATAGATGGCATAGGTCTTAAATTCAGATTTAAACCGTCAGACACGTCATATGCCCGCGATCTCATGGAGAATATACGCAGCGGCGTTATTAATCAATGTTCTTTTGCTTTTTCGTTGGATTACAACAAAGGGGACGAACCCGACGAATGGAGAATTAACGAAAACGAGGACATATACGAACGAAGAATAAACAGAATTCACCGCATTTATGACATTTCTCTAGTAACGACACCTGCATATAGCGATACCGAAGCTGTGGTAGGTGCTCGAAGCATGGAGAAAGTAGAAGAAATGAAAGATCAACGAAGCGCACCAACAGATGAAATTTTAAAAATTGAATTGGAACTTTTAAGCCTTGATCTTCCCGAATAAGGCTTTTTTGCGTTCCGTTCTATGAGGAGGAAAAATAAAAATGACAAAAAAAGAAATTGAACTGCGTCAGCGGTTTACGCAAAAGAAAGAAGATGCTGATAAAGCACTAGCAGAGGGAAAAACAGAGGAAGCGCGCAAGCTTCTCGATGAAGTGAAGGAGCTTAAGAATCAAATTGAATTGATGGTAGAAGGAAGATCACTGAACGTGCCGGAATTACCTGGTGGTGAAAATTTTGTGCCGGAGCTAGAACGTAACCCGGAGGGACGAAAAGGAGCAGAGGGAGATAAAGAAGAACGTCAAAAGAAATTCACCAAGTTGTTCATGAAGTCTCTTCGAGGTAAATCCTTAACACATGAAGAACGTGAATTCTTAGAAAACCCTGAATTCCGAGCGATGTCAGGAAAAAATGAAGAAGATGGCGGAATCCTAATCCCCGAAGATATTTCAAGAACCATTAAAGAACTAAAGCGGGAGCAGTTACATCAGCTTGAGCAATATGTCACGGTCGAGCCGGTGGCAACCCGTTCAGGTAGTCGTATGCTTGAAAAAAACGGAGACATGACACCGTTCCAAGACATCGAGGAAATGGGAAACATTCCAGAAACAGACCAGCCTAAGTTTACAAAATTATCGTATAGCATTACTGACTATGCTGGGCTTTTACCACTTTCAAATACATTGCTGCAAGATACAGATCAAGCGATCATGACATATGTCGCGAAATGGTTCGTTAAAAAATCAGTCGCAACAAGAAACTCTCTTATCTTGGCTATCCTTGATGGTTTGAAAAAGGTCGAATTTAAGGGCTTGGATGACATCAAAAAGACTTTAAACGTTACGCTTGATACTGCCATTTCTGCTGGGGCGATCATCATGACAAATCAAGACGGCTTCAACTATCTTGATCAATTGAAAGACGCGGACGGCAAATATCTACTCAAAGACATACCGTCCGAGCCGACAAACAAAATGCTGTTTGGTCGTCGAGTGGTGGTTATCTCAAACAAAATTTTGAAAACAAAAGCAGGGAAAGCACCTGTAATCGTTGGTGATTTAAAAGAGGCAGTTATCTTATTTGATCGTCAGCAACAGTCTATTGACTACACCAATCTTGCTGCAGGATCATTTGAGACAAACACAACGAAAGTACGAGCTATTGAACGTGAAGACGTTGTGGCTTGGGATAAAGAAGCGGTAGTATACGGCCAGTTGTCAATAAGCGAGTAAAAAAAGAGGTGAATAAGTCATGCGAGTGACAAAAAATTACACCACTGACGGCGGGGATCGAACTGTCATCGGTGGTGTTTTAGAATTTGCAGGCGGAAAAATCGTCAAAGACGGCGAGGAAGTGAGTGTAGGAGGCGGCGGATCAGCAGCACCAGGAAGCGTGACACATGAAATGCTTGCTGAAAAAGCTGTCCGTTCGGCAAACATCGGGACAGGGAGCGTCATGCCGGAGCATCTTAATTCGTCTATTGAAACTAGACTCAAGGGAATGGAAGACGAAATAAAAGAGCTGAAAAGCAAACTGAGCAAAGAATAAACAATTGAAAGGAATGGATTAAACATGGCTAAAGATTACCTAAACGAAAGTAATGGAGTATTCACGTCTGCAGAGGCGGGTCCTGATGGTAAACCTATCACAGCAGTTACAGTGAAAGACAATAGCGAAGAAAATCCTCTTTATGTGAAGGGGTTAAAGGGTGATCCTGGTGAACAAGGCCCTCAAGGTCCGAAAGGAGAAAAAGGCGATCCAGGAGAGCAAGGTCCAAAAGGTGACAAAGGAGATCCTGCAGTAATTGAAACGGGGGCTATTAAGAACGATCATTTAGGCGACGGGTCTGTAAACTCACGGACAATCGGTAAAGGTAGTGTTAAATGGGACAATATCAATTCAGAAGTACAAAAAATGATTACAGATTTACAGACACGAGTTGATGGGCTTGAGGGTAAAGAAAATACTGAATAAGTAGGCGGTCTTCTATGGATTTAAAAATGCTGAAAGATGAATATTTAAAAATTGATACCGACCAAGATGATGCCTTACTTAAAACCTTAATTACTGCAGCAAAGGAATATATCAGAAACGGAATAGGGCGTTATACAGAAGGTAACGCTCAATTTGAACTTGTAGTAGGGATGTTAGTTGAGCATTGGTACGAAAACAGGGGGATGTATGAGTCAGGTGTTTCCGGCTCAAACATCCCTTTTACCGTTCAAGCTTTGCTGACTCAACTTCGATATGTGGATGTGAAAGGAAATGAAGAAGATAAGCAAATTGAATCGGAGGTTAATCTTCCAAGTAAAGAAAAGGGTACAGGATGATGAGCTGAATTGGAATGAATCCTATGAAAATGTCTTTGAGACATGGGGTTCAATTGAAGGATTTTCCGGCACAAAATCAGATACGCTTGTTGCTGGCGCACTAGGCGTTAAGTCACCTAAGAAAATCACAATAAGATACCGGGAAGACGTTAAACAAGACATGAGAATCCTTCTTCAAACTGGAACAGACGAGGCAGGAGAGCCAATCTATCGCACTTTCGATGTAATGGATTATAACGACATAGAAAACAAAAAGAAGCGACTTGAAGTCACTTGTAACGAGGTCGGCATAAATGGCTGATATGGATATAGAAGGGTTCGAAGATTTAACGAGATATTTTAATAAAATCGGTGACGACGTCGAAAAAGCTGAAAAGGTCGCTCTTAAAGCTGGCGGCGAGGTAATAGCCGAGCACCAAAAACGTAACGTGAATAAGAGTTCAAAAAATCAGCCTCACATGGTCGATAACATCACGGTTTCAGCTGCAAGAGAATCCAAAGACGGTGAGCTGTTTGTTTCGGTAGGGCCAAACAGAAAAGTCGCTTACAGAGGGCGCTTTTTAGAATGGGGCACATCTAAAATGCCGCCGCATCCATTTATTGAAAAAAGCGCAATTGAAGGGGAGGGACAAGCTGTGAAGATCATGGAAAGAATTATCACGGCGCCTATTAAATGAGCTTTGATGCAAAGAAAGAATTGAGTGCAGCGTTAATAAAAAACGATGAATTAAAGCAGCTTGTCACGGGTGGTTTTCATAATCTTGTGGCTGATGATGTGGCCGCATTCCCTAGAGTTGTGTTTTCAGAGATTACAGATAGGGACCAGGAATACAGAGACAACCAAGCAGTTGCTAGTGAAGTTCGTTTTCAGCTAAGTATATTTTCAAAAGCAGACACGCGGACGCATGAGACAGAAATAGCAAAACAGATAGACAAACTGATGAAAGATTTAGGTTACGGGAGGTACGATTCAGTCGATCTTTACGAAACAGATACAAAAATCTTTCACAAGGGCATGAGGTACGTTAAAACATTTTTCTAGGAGGAAAACAGATGGGGAAAACAATCTACGGATTAGACATGTTCCATTATGCTGAACTTATTCAAGACGACGACAAGGGACTTGAATATGCAAAGCCTGAAAGACTGCCAGGAGCTGTAAACGTCAAAGTCGATCCTAAATCAGAGCAATCTAAATTTTGGGCTGATAACGGCGTCTATGATTCATTTAACAACATGGGTGACATTGACCTTGAGGCTGAACTAGCAGATTTACCTATTGAGGTGCAAAACAAGATTTTCGGTCACAAGGTCGAAAATGGGATTTCTTTTGCCAGTTCTGATGACAAGGCTATTTTCTTGGCTTTTGGCTTTAGGGCGAAAACGTCCACAGGCGGCCATAGATTTTACTGGTTCTTAAAGGGACTTCCTGAATTGATGGCTAACGAAAATAAAACCACAGAGGGTAAAGCAGATCCTGAAACAGCAAAATTCAAGGCTGGCTTCATGACACTGCAAAACAAAAAAGGAAAAAATCGGTGGAAGGCTCAAGCTGAATTCGATGAAGGTTTTGACCCGGATGAATGGTTTAAACAAGTTGTATACGACGGGGCGTCGTTTGCAAAAGGAAAAGATACAGAGGATTCCACAAATTCAGTAGACATCGGAAAGGGCGTTTAATAACGCTCTTTTTTATTTTGTAATTAGGAGGAAATAACACATGGAAGCATTGACAATCACCTTGCATTTGAACGGAAAGAAAAAGGAATTTTCCACACCTAACTTTATTACAGGTGCCTTGTTTAGAACCGCGGTAGAAATTATAGAAGACTTGGAATCGAATGATCCTGAAAGATTTCATACGAGTGCTCAAACCGAGTTCATTTGTAACGTGTTCGGAAACAAGTTTACTGCAGAGGAATTCGATACAGGTATTGACGCACGTCTTTTGACCAAAACCATCTTTGCGACCGCACAGTATGTCATAGGGAATATCGCTGAGGCAAGCAATATATTGAATCCTGAAACCGCAGAGGAAGCAGAGCCGGGGGAGTAAGTTTGTCCGATGCGGTCCTTGATATGTATAACGCATTAGAGGACATTGGCTTTACTCAAAATCAGATAGACCAAATGGACATTGTCTATCACCTAAAACGCCTTGCACGCAGGAAAGAAGCGAGCAAGGAAAAGCCAAGTAAGAATGCTGCAGCATCGGATAAGCCTTTATACATTGATCAGATACCTGGACTGTAAAAAGGTGGTGAGGGATTGAGCAAAGACATTAAAGTAAAGCTGTATTCTAATTCGTCCCAATTTAACGGGGAAATGAAAGCAATTGCCGTTCAAATGAAGAACATAAAGTCTGAATTTGAAAAGAATCGGACTGCCGTCGGTGTGTGGGGTAATGAACTGAAAACGTCACAAACAAAAGTCAGAACCCTTTCACAGCAATTAGATCAGCATAAAATGAAGGTCAAAGCACTTGAAAGAGCTTATGCAGATTCAGCCGTTAAGAAGGGGAAGGACGCTAGAGAAACCCAAAATCTTGCCCGTCGGTTGAACTATGCAACAGCTGAAATGAATAAAACGCAAAATGCGTTAACACAAACGACCAACAAAATTCAGAAGATGGAAGCTGAAATAAAACGAACCTCTTCTTCGCTTTATAAAATGGGCCAAAGAATGAATACAGTTGGCAACAAAATGAGAAGTACCGGTGCTTCGGTAGCGATGACTACCGGTGTTGCTTTTGCTGGCTTGGTCCTCCCACTAAAAGACGCAGTGGAAGTGGGTATGTCATTTGAAACACAAATGAGTAAAGTTAAAGCTATTTCAGGTGGTACAGCTGCAGAAGTCGAAAAGCTGAAAAACCAGGCTAAAGAGTTGGGGGCAACAACTGTTTTCACTGCCAGTCAAGCAGCAGACGCACAAAGCTTCCTGGCAATGGCCGGATTTAAAGCAAACGACATTTACGCAGCGATGCCAGGTATGCTGAATTTAGCAGCAGCAGGACAACTAGATTTAGCTGCTGCCGCCGATATCTCTTCCAACATGATGCAAGCATTCGCTATGAAAGCAGCGGAAGCGGGGCACGCATCGGACGTTATCGCGTACGGTGCCGCGAATGCAAATACCAACGTAGAACAAATGGGAGAGGCCATGAAGTTCCTTGCACCTAACGCCAATTCACTTGGTTGGGGCCTCGAAGAATCAGCGGCTGCAGTCATGGCATTTGGTGACGCAGGTTTGCAGGGTTCTATCGCAGGACAAGCCTTTGGTACGTCTTTAATTAGGTTAGCTACGCCAGCTAAAAAGGCTCAAAAGGAAATTGATAGATTAGGATTTGCGTTCTTTGATGCGGCCGGAGATATGAAGAGTATGCCGGAAGTTGTTGCTGAAATGGAAAAGGGCATGAAAGGCATGACGAAGGAACAGCAAGCCGCAACCTTAAAAACCATTGTCGGCGCTGAATCTTATAAACATTGGGCTATTCTTCTGCAAAAAGGCAGCAAAGCACTGAAAGAAAATACTAAAGCCTTAAAAGAATCAGACGGTGCCGCAAAAAAAATGGCCGACACAATGCTTGATAATGCGCGGGGCAGTATCATTGCTTTCCAGTCTGCAGTTGAAGGGGCAAAGATTAAGCTTACTGAAAGTCTACTTCCTGCACTTGGGAACCTAGCTGAAAAAGGAGCAGACATCGTTTCCATGTTTAACAAAATGGATTCTGCCACAGCTCAAACGGTTGCTAAAACTGCGTTGTTTGCTACGGGAGTTTTGGGGGCCACAACAGCAGTTGCAACGCTGACGATGGGTATCGGTGCGCTCTTAGCATTTACGGGTCCGGTGGGGCTTGCCATAGTTGGTGGAACGGCTTTACTAGGAGGCATTGCCGTTGCGACGTATGCTTACAATGAGCAGCTGAAAAATCAAAAGAAACGCCAAGAAGAAGCAAAAGAATCGGCTCTTCTATATGGTGAGGGCGTTTCTAAAGCGACACAAAAGGCAGCCGGTTCATATGTGATCCTACGCGAAAAAGCTACGTCGCAATTGTTCCAACTGACACAGGTTTCAGGAAAAGAAGCCGAGAAGATGGCAAGCAATCTATTGTCTACTTATCAAAAAATGTCCACTTCACTTATTAAGGAGTTAGAAGGATTTAAGACTGATGCAATAGCAGTTCTCAAAGGACTATTTGAAGACCAGGAAAAAGAGACAAAGAAAATCGGAGAAGATTGGACAGATCAATTAGTTGGTAACATCGACAAGGATGTTCAAAAAGCACGAGAGAAAATGCGCCAACTTGAAAAATTGAAGGATGAAACAGGTTTATTATCATCAAATATGAATGCTTCACAAAAGAAACAATTTGATGGCATTATTTCATTCTTTCAACAGGCGACGAGTAAGTTTGCGGCCAATCAAAAAGACGCATTGGCTATTCAACAGAGGGTTTCCGAGAGTCAAAACAAGCTCTCTTTTAAAAATGCAAAAAGCTACAATGATCAAATCACAGAGCTATACAAAGAAGGTCAGAAAGCAGCGAAAGAAGACCGAGACTATAGAATTAAAGTCTTGGATGAAGCTATTGTAAAAGATGCAAAAAATGCTGAAAGATACAAAGCGTTAAAAGCGAAAACGAATGCCGATTACCAAAAGGATCTTGCTAAGAACCTAGAAGCGTATAAAAACAATTCAAAAGCGTTATTTGATCAAATGGCCCAAGACGGGAAACTGCTGGACTTGGAAACAGGAAAAGCCCTTGAAAAGCAAAAAGAGTATTCCAGTAATTCAATGGGGATCTTTGTTGAAATGGAAGAAAGTGAAGCAAAGTACCAAGAACGATGGGCCGAAAAACAAGTAGCATTCTTACAAAAACTTGGAGACAGCAAAGAAGAAGCATTAGAAAAAACGAAACAAGCGCTTATAGAGTTTAACGAGGGATTGGGCCGTTCTACAGAAGAGTCAGCGAGCAAAGCAAATGAAGCGATTGAAAAGATAGAAAACGAATTCAACCGTGCAACATCTGCCCGTGAATCAGGAAAGAAAATGGGCGATGAATTCGCAGATGGCATAACAGCTGCGACGCCTAACACGTTAGCAAGTGGGTCGATCCTTAAACAAACACTGGATCAAAAATTGCGAGAAGAAAACGGCACCCCTAGAATTGCAGGACAAGAAAAAGGTCAATCGTTTAGTGAAGGTATTAATTCGTCAAAAGTTAACGTATCTAACAGTGGTACAGTTCTGCAGCAAGCACTAAAACAAAAGTTAAGTGAAGGCAATGCAGGAGCTAAAACATTCGGCTCACAAAAAGGCCAATCATTTAGCGCAGGTATAAGCTCAACAAAAGGCAGCACAAGCACTGCAGCAAGTAGCGTAAACCAAACAGCGTTATCAAACCTAAACAAAAATACCACTCAAGCTACTCAAGCAGGAGAGACAAAAGGGAAAAGTCATAGTGCGGGAATAACAAGCACAAAGGGCGCCAATACGTCTGCAGCATCATCCGTTAGTGCGTCAGCAACAGCCCAACTTGCCAAAACAACCGATGGCGGGGGCGGACAAAAAGCAGGGGTTCAATTTGCATCGGGAATCCGTAGCCAAGCCGGAAATGCCAGCAATTCAGGCAGCACCGTTGCAAAATCAGGAAAACAAGGCTTATCCAGTGTTAAAACAACTAGCACAGGGGCTGATTTTTCTAAAGGATTTGCTAACGGTATTCGTAGTATGGGTGGCACCGGCGGGACAATTTGGAAAGCAGCCTGGACTATTGGTAAAGTTGCCATTCAATCTCTTAAAAAATCAATAGATTCTAAATCTCCTGCAAAAAAGACCATCGCAGAAGGTGTGAACTTTGGAGACGGCTTCATAATTGGTCTTGGTGAAAAGGCGCAGGACGTGAAAAAGAGCACTGCAGCTATGGCGCAAGGTGCTATGTCGTCATTTAAGTCTGAAATTAATAGAATGGCTTTTAACATCCAAGGAGCAGCAGATGAGATAAACACAATGCGTGCCGAACTGACTGTGAAAAACGAAATTGATACGCCTATTCTAAATCAGAAGCTCGATGCTCTTATTAGTCTTCTATCAAATAATCTACAATCCAACAATGAAAGCGTAAGTGCTGCTGGGCAAACAATCAAAATCCATCCTGCACCTGTCATTATTGGCGGTGAGCATTTAGCAGACATCGTTTTTAATCAAGGAGACACATCCATACTAGATAAAAAGAGCGCTCAAAAGTACGAACAGAATGCTTATAAAGGAGGGCTGAAAAGATAATGGATCTGTATTTTGATTTCAGAGACGGAATGGGGGAGCAACCTTTATCGGGGTTACTGCCCTATTTTAAGTTGCTTAGTTTTGCACCTGACGCGCCGAGCACTGATAGGGAGCTTGTACAGTTAACCAGGTTTAACGGACTTGTACCGACGCAGCACCCGCGCGACATTGTGTACAAAGAAAGGTCTATCAAGGTTGAAATATTGCTAGATGCTAAAATAGCGGCAAACTTTTATCAGTACAGACATGAGTTTTATGATCTCGTTGTTCAGCCCTCCTGGTATTACATCTCATGTGATCTTCTTCCTGGGAGGCGTTTTGCGGTTACATGCGATGGGGGCTTTCAGATCCCTAAAGACAAACAAAAAAATCAGGTGTCTTTCCAAGTAGATTTCACTAATATCACAGGGTTAGCAGAGTCAAAAGGCACGTCTTTAAGCGCGCAGAACTTTTCTAATGAAAGATGGTTTTCAGGAATGGGTATACAGAGGCGCGACGATCTGCAGTACCGATTTAAAAACAAAAAGCGTTTCAGTGTATTTAATCCTGGTTTACCTATTAATCCAATGCAACATGATTATAATGTACTTCTTAATGCAAAGGGAAAAAACGTGACAATCATCAATCACACGAATAACGAAAGATTGAAAATAGAAGCACAGCTGAAAAAGTCCCAGCAGGTCAGAAACCTGAAACAGTATACCGTTGTCGGCAATAAAAGATTGAAAACGTCGGGAAGGCTACCGTCCTTAGATAAAGGCATGAATGAGTTTGAGATACAGAATACAAATGACTTTGAAATTGTATTCGATACAAGATTTTATTTTCCGTAAAAGGGGGATGTCATCATGGCAGCGGCTGATTTTATTAAAAAGTTGGCACCGGGAGCGCAGAAGGTTTACAAAAAATATAATGTGCTTGCGAGTCTTGTCATTGCTCAAGGGTGCTTAGAAAGTGGATTTGGAACGAGTGGTCTTTCTCAACAGGCCAATAACCTGTTTGGTATTAAAGGAACTTATAACGGAAAATACGTATTGATGTGGACCAACGAGCAGGATAAAAAGGGGAACGTTACCAGAATACAAGCTAAATTTAGAAAGTATCCATCATATGCTGAGAGTCTCGCGGATTTAGGGAGTTTGTACACTCGTTTGAGTCGTTATAAAGCGGTAGTAGGGGAAACCAATTATAAAAAGGCGTGCCAAGCAGTCAAAGATGCAGGGTACGCTACGGATATAAATTACCCTTCAAAACTCATCAGCATCATTGAAAAATACAACCTGACACAGTACGATGACCAAAACGTTCCTGACGGTCCAGAAGAACCGAGTGAGCCAGAAACACCAACAAATCCGACATATCCAAGCAAGGAATACCAGGGTAAGGACGTAGAGTTAAACGACGGATTACCTTCTGATATTGATTTTAGGCAGCTGCATGTCTCGACCAAAGACGGCAAAGAGCTTGTGGAAATCGTTGGCGCAGTGCTAGAACTGCAAGACGACACAACAGGTAAAAAGAGTTTCACTTTTACGTTAATGCGAACTGAGGATAACGGAACAGAATTTGATTTACTTGTTCCAGGAAACATACTGTATTTAGACGAGAAAGTTTACAACCATCAAAAGTATTACATTACAGACATTGAGCTTGATCAGAGCAGAAAAAACGTGCTGCAAAAAAAGGTAACAGCCAATCATGTTTATACTGTACTTCTTGTAAATGACAGGGTCGAGGAAAAAACGTCAAAGAAACTTAACATCAAAGAAGCCCTAGACATTGCGCTTGCTGACACACCTTTTCAATATGTCCTGAAAGAAAAAGAATCAGCATTTGATACCGTTGATCAAGACGGCTTCGGCGAAAAGAATTGTATTGAGTTAATGGATCAAATTGTTGAGGATTATGAAATAGAGCTTGATGTAAACAACTATGTCATCTATGTATATAAAAAGATGGGAAAAGTAGTAGATTACACTTTTGACAGCCGATACAATATGCCGGGCTTTAAATTAAAGATCAATGACCAAAACACTTCCACAAGAGCATGGGGTTACGGCGCAGAAAAGAAAGTTAAGAAAAGTGATACTAAATCCACTGATACAAAAACGAACGAGGATGAAGAGGAAAAAGAGCCTGAATACGAATTCGAGCCTATCCTTTATATCCATCCTGATGAAGATAAGTTTCTCATTGAAGGAAAGCCGCGATGGGGTGAGCCGATAAGAGACGACACAGTAAAAAAAGCAAGCAACATGGTATCTGCTTTGAAAAAGCACGTAAACCCATATCCTGATGTAGTCGTTGAGGCTGAGTATCAGTATATCTATGAGCCAGCACTACAAGGTATAGAAGAGGATTTTTGGAAAGGTGACACGATCCATGTCATTGCCGATACGGCAAACGGGATCACGTTTGAGGACGATGTAAGGCTAGTGTCTGTCACTTATAATCCCCTCAACCCGTATGACAGCCCTAAAATGACTTTCGCAAATTTCCGAAAAGACATTCAGGATTATCAAGTAAGTCAGGCGCGGCAGATTAAGCAACAAAAAAGATATATAGATCAGTTGATGAGAACGCTCAATTAGGAGCGTTTTTTCTTTTGGAATTGAAGGGAGTGAACATATTGGTCCGGCTTAAAAAGGATTACGATACGACAAGAAATTCAGTCTATGAATCGGAATTACGTAGCGACATGCAAACGGTTGAGAATGAGCTTAATAAGAACGCGAGTGAATTACAATCACATAAAGACAGTAAAAAAGCGCATTCGTCTAATCAGATTATGCACGGGTTATTTTCCGTCGCAAATAGAATTGATAACTTGTGGTCAAGGCTGATTAATTTAGTGTTGAATCACGATGGAAAAGACGTAAAGGAAGTAGTTGATATTAGAGTTGCTAGGGATGCATCTATTCATCCCACAGCAAAAGATAGATTAGACTATGACTTTCAACTACTTGAAGAAGAAATAGAAGCAGCTGCCGTTTCCTTGAACCTAAAAAGATTTATTAAAAAGTACGGAAGTTTTACAGCAGGATTCAAGGCGGCTCTTAGTCTTGCAAAATTATATCCTGTGCACATTGTTGTTCCTCCTGGACAATACAAATTAATGGAGACAGCACGTATCTATAAAAACACACACTTAACCTTACAAGCTGGTGCCGTTATTAAACGTGGCTTTGTAGGATCAATGCTTGTAAATGGGGATAAAGACGATCAGACAAAAGAATATAACGGACACGGAAACCTACTGATTGATGGACAAGGTGTACTGGATAGCGCAGGGGGAGAGATCAAAGAACAATGTTCAGTAATAGGTTTTGCACATGCTGAGCGCATTATCATACGGGACATCACTATCAAGGATGTGTGCGGCGGCCACGCCTTTGACTGTGCGGGTAATAAACACGTATTAATAGAGAATGTCTGGTTTAAAGGTTTCGCCGATTATAAAGGCGACAGATGGTTTTCTGCTGCAATTCAGCTGGACTTAATGAGATCGGCGGAAAACTTCGGAGCATTTGGAGCTTATGACCAAACCGTCAGCAAGCATGTCACTATTCGAGACTGCTATTTTAGCAGATCCGAAAGCTTAAAAGGATATGCACGGGGGATAGATTCTCACACCAGCACAGATGGCTTTTGGTATTCTGATATTCGTATCGAAAACAACGATTTTGAAGATACGACCGAGTACGCAATTTCAGGGAACAAATGGGAAGACGTTGTAATAAGCCGAAACAGATTTAAGGATTGTGCATCCGGCGTAAGACTAATGATCCCAAGAGTTGAATCGGTCTACACGCAAGACGCAAACGGCAATCCTACGAACAGGGTCAACAAGGTAAAGCGTCTATCAGTCAAAGATAACACTTTCACAAACATTAAAGAGCGTCATGCCATTCAGGTATATGGCCGTAAAGGGATTCAGAAAATTGACGACGTGGATATTTCCAACAATAAAATCAATGGCGTAAAGGTCAAGCACGCTATTCACTTATCAGATGTGGATGGCTTTTTGGTGTCTAAAAATCAATTTAGAGACATCAAGCATCATGGGGTGCTCTTAACTCGCTGCAGCAATGGCAAAGTAGATTTAAGCATTGGAAGAGATATCGAAGGAAACGGCGTGCGAGTGGAATTAGGTTGTAAAAATGTTGATGTCACAAACACAACGTTACGTGAAGTTGGATATTCGGGAATTTCTGTTTCAGGTGATTCAGAGGACATAAACGTTGATTTCAGCGATATTCAGAATGCTGGTAAAAGGACTTCTTCATCAAACCCATATTACGGAATTATCTTCATGGATGGAGTCTCAGATTCAGCAGCAAGATTCAACAAAGTGCGCGGAAAAAAATGCAGATACGCGATGTATTTGACTAGCAAATGTTCACGGATTCAGCATTTTGGGAACAGGCTCAAAGGAGCTGGAGCAGAAGGTAGCTTAAAAGATGATAGTGTCGATCCAATTAAAACAATCGAGAATGTAACATGAGAGAGGTGATAACATGATTCGCAAGAACGGTCCACTTGATTTTGATGTAAACGCATATACCAGTTCAAGCATATCAACCAGTATAAATTTTTGGACGCAGGATAGGCAGACAGCAAGGCTCATTTTCAAACTCACGAAAGATGGGGTACCACTGCCTTTAGCAGCTGTCACAGGAAAACTTGTATTAGTTATGGACGACGGCAGCCGATTCATTCGAGACGTAACGATAGTTGATAGAGTGAACGGTCACGCCGAGTACGTTTTATCAGATCAAGAGATCAAGCACTACGGTATAGTACAAGCTGAATTAAATTTGTACTATACAAATGATCAATCTATGTCTGTGCATCAGTTCTCTTTTAACATTTCAAAGTCACTCATTGATCAAGATATTGTACCGATCACCGAGTATTATGTAGACGAGTTTGAGGCATTAAGAGAGAAAATTAACGAACTGTATGAGGAAACAATTCAAACAATTGACGAGTTACGATCAAAATTTGAGGACTTGGAAAAGATTGAAACAAAGGAAGGCGCGCAGTCTAAAGCAGATACGGCGCTTGCAGCAGCTAAAAAATATTCGGATGTTTATGCTAAGAATAGCGAAATCCATGTTACAGAAGCCGAAAAAAACAAATGGAATAATGGTCAATTATACAAAATGACGCAAGATTCAGGGACACGAAAATTGATACCTGATGGTTCTGATTTACTCACTTTACCGCCTGGGTTTTATTTTGGGATTAACAACAGACTTTTAAATAATCCTGATCCATCTGATACTGGGTGGTTTAATTATGACGTGTCCGAAAGTGGATCGGGTAGAAAAATGATTCTAGCAACAGCCAGCTACAAGAATACTATGTGGTATGGAACAGTTCATACTAACGGGGATTTTAAAGGGTGGAAACGTGTGGTGACTGATGCTGATTTAACTAGCTCATGGAATCAAGTCACATTTGTTACTGGAACAACAAAACATTTTGCTAGTAATCCACTTCAATTCTCAATACGTCTAAACTCTTTACATCTTCGGGGGTCTTTCGAGGGCATACCCGCGAACGATACAGTCATTGCCCGCTTTGCTCAAAAACCGTCAGGAGAAACTGCATTTTTGGGTGCTACGGTTGGATCGTACGGATCGGCACGTTTGACGCTTGAGAAAGACGGATCACTCAAGTTCAATGGTCTAAACGCGAACGATAATTCAAAAGTGTCGAGAGTTGAGATAAACGAGTCAATTCCATTGTGGTAAAGGAGGGAAGGGACATGCACATATATTATTATGACGAAAATTTTATGTATACAGGTGAAGATGTAATAAGTGAATATGACGAGATGCCGAAAAACGCTACAGATGTGGGTCTGCCCAAAGGGTTGTATTTGCCAAAATATAACGAGGAAAAAAGGGAGTGGAGTGAAACGGCTACTCAAGATTATATAGAGAGCATGCAGCCGAAACCGCCTTTACCTAATGATATAACCACTCTTAAAAAACAGGCGGCTTTACTCACATTGCAAGTTACGCAGCTGCAGAGAGGCGGGTCATCATGATCTACCCAACAGCGGCCGATATAAAAGTATTTTGGGATTGGGGCGTTTATACTCTTGAGATAATGCGAGAGTATGTCGCATTAGAAGTAATAACTAAAGAAGAGTTTGAGCAGATCACAGGCGTTTCATTCGAAAAGCCTGCTGTCTCAGTAGATTTAGGAACAACAGCATCTTAACAGGTGCTTTTTATTTTGCCTTCGAAAGGAGGTGACAAACGAATGGGGGATATAAAATTGTTTATTAACTTTGAAACTTTGGATTTGGCGAAGACATATCTATTTGGCGGAGTAAAATTTTTAGACTTGCTCTTGCTGCTAAGTGTTATTGATGTTTTGACAGGGATCATTAAAGCATGGAAGGTTGGTAAGCTGAGAAGCCGCACGGCATGGTTCGGTTACGTGCGGAAAATGCTTAGTTTTGTTGTTGTGATTGTGGCTAATATCATTGATCAAATTATGGGACTTAATGGAGTGCTGACCTTTGGGACAGTGCTTTTTTATATTGCAAACGAAGGGCTTTCTATCGTTGAAAACCTTGCACAGATCGGCGTTAAAATTCCAGCTTCCATCACTGACAGGCTTCATGTGATTGAAAATGACAGCCAAAAAGAAGAAGAGGAAAAGAAAGCTGCTGAGTAAACGGCGGTTTTTTCTATATGAAAAAATGAATGGAGAGATTGAATATGACAAAGAAAATTATGCTTGATCCCGGACACGGCGGACACGATCCCGGTGCAGTAGCAAACGGGATGAAAGAAAAAGACCTTGTACTAACTATCGCAAAGAAAACTAAAGCGATTCTTGAAAAGGTGTACGGGGCAACGGTCAAACTCACGCGTTCAACTGACGTTTATATTGATCTTTCTCAAAGAGCTAGACTAGCAAATAATTGGGGCGCTGATTATTTTGCATCCATCCATATCAATGCAGCTGGTGGAACAGGCTTTGAGACGTTTCGTTACGACAAATTATCTGCATCCTCCAGCACAGGAAAGCAACAAAAAGTTGTGCATGATGCGATTTATAGAAAAATTAAAGGAAAAGCAGGGGACCGCGGAACTAAATCTAAAAATCTTGCAGTATTGCGAGAAACAAAAATGCCTGCAATCCTAACAGAGAACCTTTTCATTGACCGCAAAGAAGACGCTGCGCTGCTGAAACAGGAGTCATTCCTTGATGCTTTGGCGGAGGGACATGCAGAAGGGATCGCGGCGGCTGTTGGTTTAAAAAAGGTGTCATCGTCATCTAAAACAAGCCCTAAAAAAGAAACGACACCAAAGGGCATTAAAATGGCCGTAGTGAAGCCGAATGCTGACGGGTGGCTATGGGTCTATGATAAGCCGGACTGGAAAGCAAAGCACAAAAAGGTGAAACCAGGTGAAGCATTTACGATTGAAAAGACTGTGGCAGTCAACGGATCAAAAATGTATAAGCTTAAATCAGGATTGTATATCACAGCTGCCACGAAATATGTTCAGGTAAAACAAAAGTAAAATGAAAAGCCCTTCCAAAGGGACTGACCCCATAAAGTGAGACAAATAAAAACACCTTTAAGTTGAAAATCGGGTATATCATATCTGAAAACAATTTGGAGGTGTTTTTTGTATGGGAACAAGAGTCAGTTACCCCGCAAGTGTAAAAGAAGAGGCGGTTCAGATGAAGTTGGCAGGAGTCTCAACAAAAGAAATCATGGACAAGCTAGGAATTAAGAATAAAACACAAGTGAAAACTTGGATGAAGTGGTATCACAATGGTGAAACCCACCGGTTTCATCAACCTGTTGGAAAGCAGTATTCATACGGTAAAGGACCTGAATACCAAGATGAAAACGAGAGATTGAAAACAGAAAATCGCTATCTAAATCAACAAATAGACATATTAAAAAAGTACCGAGAATGGGAAAGGTGGTGGAGAAAGAAGCACTCGTGTCGATCTACGAAACGGTAAAAGATAAAGTGAGTGTCAGTGAATTCTGTCAGCTATTTGAAGTGGCTAAATCAACATTTTATCGTTGGAAAAAACAAGATCATCATCACTCAAAGCAACATGGGTTAATCAAGCTTATTTCAACACTTTGTAAGTTGCACAAGTATACGTATGGGTATCGTAAAATAACGGCTCTTCTACGCAAAGAAATGAAGATCAACCATAAGAGAGTACAACGAATGATGCAAACCTACGGTTTGCAGTGTCGTGTGAAAGTGAAAAAGCGTAAACAGACCGGTCAACCCTATTACATTGCAGAAAATCACTTAAAACGAGATTTTTCTGCGACCAAGCCACTTGAAAAACTGGTGACAGATATCACGTATTTGCCATTTGGGCAAAAAATGCTTTATCTATCCAGCATAAAAGATTTATATACAAGTGAGATTGTGGCTTATACGATTGGTGATAAACAGGATGTTTCTCTTGTTTTAGATACATTGAAGCAGTTAAAGACACTGCCTAAAGGCTGCGTACTTCATAGTGATCAAGGTTCGGTCTACACTTCTTATGCTTATCAAAAGGAGATAAAGGAAAAAGGCATTACCATGAGCATGTCCCGTAAGGGAATGCCCGCTGATAATGCCCCCATCGAATCCTTCCACTCAAGTTTAAAATCAGAAGGATTTTATCTCCACCACCTGACAAACACTACAACAGCCATTGTAGAAAAAACAGTCAGGGAGTATATTGATTATTATAACAATATCCGAATTCAATTGAAATTAAACAGCCAGTCACCAAAAGAGTTTCGGCAACTGGCTGTTTCGTAAAGGTGTTTTGATCCCTGTCTCAAAAACGGGGGTCAGTCCCAAATTGGAGGGGCTTTTTTGTTTGTCTTTATTCAGTTCGATGCTTCATTTTATTGATCGTTCTAGAAGATGCTTCAACGCCAATGAAGACGACAAAGAAGATGATAGTCCAACTAACTAGGTCAGCCCAAATATTGGACATGTTAATTACACCTAAGTTGCTTAATCCTGACTGAATTACAAAAGAGATTAGCGCTGTAATAAACACATTTAAAAACCAATTTGTTTTTCTCAATTAAACCACTTCCTTTCATTAAATTAAAGGAATTTACAAACGTACTTAGTTGTTTTGTTCTTGTTTTTGTATCGTTTACAAAATTCGTGGCCGCCCATGTCTAGGAGTTTTTTGGCTAACCATGCTAGACCTGCGCCAGCCAATACCTTAGCTGCCCATATCAATAAAGGAGCAACCATAGTTGTTACTTCACCTTTTTGTTTTGCGACTAATTGATCTTGATATACTTTTTCAGCATCACTGCTGCCCAATGACTCTAAATGATTTTTGATTTCTAATGCAATATCCTTTGGTAAACCAGCATTGATAACTTTTGATTCATCAAAGGAAAAAGTTTTATCTAATTCATTGTATGCAGCAGCTTCGAAAATAGCCTGTGCAATTCTTTGTTGCTTTTGAGGGTCCCATTGTTCTTTGGCTGATGCCTGACCAAAAGCAGAAGTGATTCCAAGAGTCACAATAAGTGTTAATACAAGTGTAAGTTTTACATTTAGCTTGCGCAATAAACCGTTCATACTAAACATCCTCCCCCTAAAAGTATTGTCCTACACTCGTATGGTAACAATTAACAGGTTTTATTTTCCATACTTTTTATAAAATTGGTAAAAATAGACTAATTAAAAGTCCCGTCATTTGTGACGAGACTGTGAATTGCTTTTTATTTGTACCGTTATTCCTTCTTTTCTTTATCCCACATCAATTCTTTTCTAGATACTGGTTATTCACACCCTTACATGTTCATCTATTGATGGGGACATTTAAATCTACCACGTCTTAGAGGATTTGATATTGTTTCCTTACTTGTAACAAGGTGCATTTATGGATTTAATAAACAGAAAACCAGGGAAGAAGCCTTAGAAGATTAGAAACAACAGAATATAAGTGGAAAAGTTTAATTGAAATAACTTAATTTACATGAAAAGACTATTATAAAAGTGGTTTTTTCTGTTATAATTCAATAGTTGAGTAATCATGATACAAGCCATTCACTTAAAAAACTAAGAAGGGAATGACTTGGATTAATGATTACAAGAAAAGAGTTTAAAGAAGCAAAAAGAAAGGCTAGATTAGAGAGATTTTACAAAAGATGGCGATTAGCCCGCTTCGCTGTTTCCGCAGTAAAGCACTTTTGTTGGATTGTTGGATTTCTGTGGAACATATTCAATTAGAATATGTGAGATTCATCTAAAATAGCTTTTGCCGGTTAAAGACTAAACATCAAAGAGTGGCCATTTTCGTTAGAACCGGATATGTGGATTCTCCTACCTAACTTCCACATATTATTACAAGACAACAGGCTTGTATCTAACCGGGAGAAATTTGAGCCACTATTATTTATATCCAAAATTTAAGCAAATATGCTAACTTAAATAAAAAAAAGAAGCAGGCTCCTACCCCCGCTTCTTTTTTTTCACTTAAAAACCAAGAATTTCAGATACAAGGATTGTTCCGTTTGATCTGAACAAGAAAGAATTTAAAACCGGTTATTTGAAGTAACAGAGTACGTTTAACAATGGATCTTAATTAACGACTTAATTAAAAAATGTGGTTAAACGTTCTTTGAACTATTTAAAACTTTTGTACGCATTAAACTGCATCAAGCAATCTTCAAGTCGTACTCTGCACAAATTCATAATAGCATTTTTGAATTAATTGTCAAGGACATATAATTAATAATAAAAATTTGTTTGAATTTCTAAATTGTGATTAATTTTAAAATGCAATACTTATGTGTGTTCATTAATTTTAATGAGCTGTTCAAAATTGACCGAGTTGTTTTTTAGTAATCAGGTTTAAAATAGAATGGGATTGGCATCATTTTGGCATCAAAAACTTAAAAATATTGTTTTATTCTACTCGGTTAATAATAAACAAAACATTGAATAGTCAACGTATCTAATGAATATTACAAACATACAAAATCAATCTAATAGACTCCCACCGTCTCCATCAAAACTTCTAGAATGCAGTCGTATCAATGTGGCTTGAAGTATATTTTTGCCGCTTAGGCAAAGATATACTTCAATTTACTTCTCGTAAACATATATTTCAATTTATAAATATTATTACATCTGTAAATCATATATTAAAAGAGAGACGATAGTTTTCGTCTCTCTTTTTACTATTTAGCCTGTTCGTAGGTATTGTTGACTTTTAGAAGTTTTTAGATGCATCCTTTTATATAGGGATTCAACCTATCTTTAGGAATGGAGAACATCAAAAAGAGCACAAATCCAAAAGAATACAAAGCCCGGGACATAAGAATCCAAAGCGGGACCAAGTAGGAGAGAGGAAAAGCGAAAAAAATTAACAGTCTATCTATTATTTTAGTGAGTAGGTTGTACTATTTACATCTGTAATTTTCTATTCTTTTTAATACCTACTATACGAGCGTTAAGAAGGTGTATCTTTTATTTATTTTGAATTAGCACACTTTAGAATTATGTGGATTAACATGGGAAAATATGTAACAATAGAATAGAGAATATTAATAAGGGAGATGTAATACTTGGGAGTAATGATAAAAGAGATACGGCTTAGGAACTACAGGTCGTATAAATCTGCAGACATTAATTTATCGGATAACTGTGTGTTGATCGGAGCAAATAACGTAGGGAAAACTACCCTTTTACAAGCAGTACAGCTTGCTTTTATAAGGGGAATCAGGGTTAGTGATGAAGATATTTATGTGGAATCTAATGAAGTATTACCTAGAAATAGAAAGGCAATCATTGACGTTTTACTCTGTCCAACTGAGAAAAATGATGAAGAGACCTATGAGTTTGACGAAAAGTGGCTTGATCATTTAGGGGAGTTAAGAAGTGAGGACCCTGTGACATTAAACCAATTTTTTGCTATGAGAGTACTAATTTCCTTTAATCCATTAAAAGGTGAATATGATATTGAAAAAAAGGCACTTATTGACTGGCCGGCCAGTGAAGCGGTAGAAACATATAAAGACTACAAGAGAAGTCGAATAACGGAGAAAGTTCTTCAAGCGCTTCCGGTATTCTACATGGATGCTAAAAGGGATATATCTGTAGAAATGAAAGATAGGAATTCCTACTGGGGGAGATTAGTAAGAGATGTTGGATTAGATAGTGATGAAATTGAGAATATTGAAGATACCTTAGATAGAATCAATAACGAGATTACTATGAAGAGCCCAATTTTAAAACATTTAACAGACAATCTTAGTAAAATCTCAAGAACAGTAAATACGCAAGACTCCAGTATAAAAATAAACCCAGTATCCAGAAAAGTTAGGGACTTAAATAGAGGGATTGATTTGACATTTAAAGATGATTATTCAGAAAGATTTCCTATTTCAAGCCATGGTATGGGCACAAGAAGCTGGATTACGTTTTTAACAGTGGTAGCGTATATCTCATGGAGAACTGATGAAATGAGTAAGGAAGAAGTTCCTTACCACCCTATTATATTGTTAGAAGAACCAGAAGCGCATCTACACCCTCAAGCTCAAAGAAAAATATATCAACAAATTAATAGTTTATCTGGTCAAAAGATTGTCAGTACACATTCTCCTATGATAGTTGGGCAAGTGGATATTAAAAATATAAGACACATATCAAAAGTCAATGGATTCTCTTCGATTAACTCTGTTAATATTGACAACTTAGACCAGAAAGAGCTTAGAAAAATTAAATTAGAAATATTTAAATCCAGGGGAGATTTACTTTTTGCTAATGCAATGATTCTCTGTGAAGGAGAAACAGAAGAGCAGGCTTTACCAGCCTTTTTTAGAGAATATTTCGGCTGCGAGGCTTTTGAAGCAGGAATCAATATTATAAGTGTAGGAGGCAGTGGTGAAAAGTATCAGCCTTTTTTGAGAATCGCTAAGGATTTAAAAATCAAGGCATATGTGTTCAGTGATGGGGAAGAACAAACGGTAAGGAGTCTCGAAAAAGTCATTGAAAAGGTTTATGGAAAAGAAGAAGGGCAAGCGATTCGCCCTAGGGTTAAGTTTTTACCGGACGGAAATGATTTTGAGAAATATTTAATAGAGACAGGCTATAATAAAGAAGTATCTCTAGCTATGGATGAAATACAGGGAGAAGGATTCTTGGATAGATATATTGAATTAAAGGATAAGAGTGCCACTAAACCAAGAAAAACTAAAGAAATCTGTGGAAAATGTAATCAGAATATTTTCAAAAGTTCATCACGAGACTATAGTGATGAAGAAGGAAGAAAGCAAGCATTACTTGATTGTATTCATGATAACAAGACAGCTTATTCTTCTATAATTGCAGATGTCATAATAGAAAACAGAGAAGTAGATAGAATACCTCCAATGATCGAAGAGTTACTTATGAATATAAATGATGATCTTAAAATCAAAGAAGCAGAGGAGGTAACAAATATAAAATGGCATTCCCTTTAACTGATAGACAACTTGAAATCGTTAAACATGTTAATGGAGCTCTTCTTGTTATTGCGGGGCCTGGAAGCGGTAAAACCCGTGTTTTAACTGAAAGAATAACAAATCTAATGAATATAGGTAAAAAGAAGATATTAGCACTTACTTTTAGTAACAAGGCTGCTGAGGAAATATCTGAAAGAATTGAACAAACCATAGATGATGAATTAAATGATAACGTCCTTGTTGGAACTATCCATAGTTTTTGTCTTGATGTTGTAATGAATCGGGGGAACTTAATAGGGTTGCCAAGTGGCTTAGTCTTATTTGAGGCAGAATCAGATAAACTAGAAATTATGAAAAGAGTAGCGAATGAAATACCAGAGTTAAGAGCTGGTGGTAAAGGAAATGTACTAAAAAAATATTTAACACAAATCAGTAACTATAAGCAAAACTTCATTTCTCCTGAAGTATTATTGGATTCAATTGATGAAAATGAAGTTAAATTTGCTAAAGTATACGAGGCTTATAATAATATGATGCTCTCACAAAGAGCCCTAGATTTTGATGATATCCTTTTTTACGCTTATAGAATTTTCGTTGAAAGACCACAAATTGCAAAAACTTATACAAGGCTATATAAGTATATTTTTGTAGATGAGGCTCAAGATTTAAATGAAGCTCAATATAAAGTTATACGAGCGTTATGTAAAGACTTTGAAAATCTTATGATGGTTGGAGATCCAGCGCAATCAATTTATGGTTTTAATGGCTCGGATAGTGATTTTATGACAAATGATTTTATAAAAGATTTTTGTCCGACCGAATTTAAATTGGTCGAGAATTTTAGATCTACTAGAAAAATTATAGATGCTGCTAAAAAACTCCAAGCGGATGTCGATAGTAGTGCAGTTTATCCGCTTGAGGGTGAATTAATGGTTCGTAAGTTTAATAATGAACAACAGGAGGCATCGTGGATACTAAGTAAGATTCATAATTTAATTACTAACGGGAATGAATGGATCGATACCAAAATAAACTATGAGAACATTGCTGTAATAGCAAGGAATAGATATGTATTATCTATAGTAAAAGAAACTTTGGAATCGGATAATATTCCAGTTAATCAAGGGGCTATATCTAGAAGTATTGAAAGTGAATCACTTGCGATAAAGATATTTGAAGCGGGATTAAGAGTTATCATTAATCCTTATGACAATGTTCATTTTAATCAAATCCTTGGGCTGGTAAAGTATAAAGATGAATATCGTTCTTCTGTTGAAGTTAGTTATTTAGAAATGTTGCTTGAGGTGGACAGTGATAGGGTTGGTCTTGCAGATAATGCAATTTTTAAAAGTGTTAAACTAGCATGGAAGATTTTACTAGAGGACGAAGAAAAATTTTCTAAAGCGTTAAATATTATAGCCGAGTATTTAGTGAAAAATGATGTTACGCATGAAGAATCAGTAGAAGAAGAGCAATACTTAATCCAAAAAGATATAGAAATGTGGAGAGAGCACTGGAAAAAGTACTGTAGTCAATCTGTTACTGGACAAAGAAACTTGTCACATTTTAGAAATCAAGTATCTCTAGGTAAGACACAAACACATGATAATTCAGGTGTCTCATTATTGACAGTTCATATGTCAAAAGGGTTAGAGTATGATGTAGTATTTTTAGTGGGTATGAATGAAGGAACTTTTCCTGATTATAGAGCTAATAGCGTTAAGGAGTTAAATGAGGAGCTAAATAATATGTTCGTAGCACTCACTAGAGCAAGAAGGGTTTGTTATGTAACGTATCCTCAATATAAACTCATGCCATGGGGAAGTATAAAGTACCAATACCCGTCTAGATTTATAAAGAAAATGGATATAGAGAATTACGTATGATGATTTGAATCAAATTTTTTCTAAAGGTATATTTTTGTAATCATATACTTGCCTAGAGTGAAAAAATAGCCGATTAGAGATAAGAATTCAACTCCTTATCTTTAATTTTTATTGAGTTTACTTATTAGACAGATTTCAATGTAAACATATCAACACTTTGGCAATAATATGCCTCTCTACTTGGCAAAGATATGGTTCAATGTCACAATCAAGGTTTTGAAACTTTTGATACTGTTATGGTATATTTTTTTAACGATTGCTTACACTTAAGGATTAGTTGATAATTCTTTTTATTTCTTTATAAATGTCACATATTTCAATAAAAAATGACGCTATTTTCAGTGTCTTTTTTTTATTCTATAATCTAAATTTCTATTCATATTCAGATGCTTATTTATAGGTATTAAGGACGTTATGCCTAATTCTATAGAGTCTAATTTTTAAAAAAAGTTTCAATTTTAACAGTCATTCTTTTTTACAATTAGTTCATTATCGACTTTAACTAGTTTCGCAGAGACAGAGTCAGATAATGAGAAACAGCCCGTTTTAGAGGGAGTTTTAGTCTGTGAAACAGTAGAGGGCATAAATTCAAAAGATGTTCGATTGAGTAAGAAGGTTTTATCTGAGGATTTCGATCTTGAAGAAGAGGTTAAAAATATGCTGTCAATAGATGAAATGACGAAAGATGAGAAGCAACTTTTTAATAAAATAGTAGAAGAACAAACAGAGCTTTCAAATGTAAATGAGAAGGAAATATTTAAACAAGAATTAACAAATTTCTTTGATAAATATTCTGATACATATAATGATTTGACTGCAGCACGCACAAAAAGAGTTAGTGGAGGGAATAAATGATGCAACACTAGAAGAAAATGATGATTTTGCATTTGCTAAAGATGTATTTGTTTCTTCTTTTGGGGTGAAAGAAATTCAAGCTGCTAAAAAGAAAAAATCATCAGGTATAAAGGTCGGTGTCTCTGTTAGATTTGCAGGTGCAGTTTTCAATGCAGTGATTGGTTTTGCTGTTGGGGGTGGTGTAGGTGTTATACAATCATTTATTATTAAAAAAGGTAAAGCGGAAGCTAAAAGAATATTTACTAAAACTGTGACAAGTAGATTAAAGGCGTGGGGAGCTAAAAAATTAGCGATCTCTATTGGTGTTGCTGTTGCAATTGCTTTAATTATTTGGATATCGGAACTCAAATTGCTAAACAGTTAGATAAGAGGGATAAGCACCCTAATAATGGTTGGGTAGATATATATTAGGAGGAATGTTGTGAAGAGGATGATGAAGTATGCTGTGATGATTTTATTTATGAGTGTATTTTTGTATTATTACAATATGTTTGTACCTAAAAATGTTCTGTTCATTTTCATTGCATTTCCAATTTGTTTTGTTGCTATAAGCATGATTGATAAGTTATTTACGAATAAGTGATTATCAGAATGATTTGTATCGTTATATCATTCTATCGGCCAATTAGAGTGACCTTTAAATATGTTGACAGTTTCCATGCGACGATTTCATTGTTATATAGATCTTGTATAGCTGAAAGATAATAGAATTGATGCTGGCAAGCGATATAGGTAATATCAGTCACATATAACTGATTGAATTGATTGGTTTTAAATTTTCGGTTTAATCTATTTGGATGGATAACTGAAGCTTGTCTTCCGAAATACCGACGCTTTTTTCGAATGATTGATTGATTGGATCGTCATCTCTTTCATCAACCTGTAGACAAGCTTATGGTTGATGTGAAATCCTTCTTTCTTTAAAGTGATTGTCACCCGAGGATAGCCATAGAAGGGTCTTGAATGATGAATGGCCATGATGTGTTCTTTTAGGGTTTGTTATTTCAGCTGTCGTTCCATTCGAATCTTTTAATTCTTACGCCATTTATAGTACCCCGATCGTGATACTTTGTCGATACAGACGAGCCATGTCAACGGAAAAAAGCTTTTTAATTTGTGAACAGTTTCAAACCGCACATTCTTTAAAATCCGTCCTCCCCGTGAAGATTTGGGTAACGCTTTTTTAAGTATTCTACCTGTGCCTTTAAGTAATCTCTCTCTTCTCTACACTTTTAAATATGGACTTAGGACGACCCCTAAACGGATTGACTGATGTACCTCTTTGATCTTCAAAAGATTGTCCCTCACGATATTTTCTGACCCAACTTTTTAACTGAGTGGAACTTCTAATACCTAATTCTTCAGATAATGACTGATAACTTTTGTTTCCTTCTTCATACATTTTGACAGCTTTTTTTTAAATTCTTTCGAATCATGTTGAAATTGTTGTCCTTTTCTCACCATAAAAAATCCCCTTGTGCTTTTTACACTATCTATAGTCCTGTTTTTAGGGATAATTTTTAAAAAAAATAAAAAAAGACTCTAAGCATGAGTGCCTAAAGTCTTTAATATCTTTGCTGAATTTATGATAGCTTCATTAGAAGGTTCATTAAATACCCTTACAGTAATTGAGACAGGTTTCTTTTTAGAAGTTTTTTTCGCCATTATGCCAGTTCCCCTTAATATGAATGTTAAAGGCTAAATAAACTAAGCCCTTACAAACAGGCACTTGCAAATAACGACTGGAATAGGACATTCACATATAAACTTTTAAAAATCTTTTTAAAATACCCTGATTTTAGGGGGGCTGTCATGTACCTAATAGTAGGGAAATCCTTAGAGGGTTTCCAACGGATTAGAATAGACATGTCTCCTGTAGCTAAGGTGAGGCTTTATGCCTTGCCTTTTTTATTTGGCTTTCAAGTTCCTATTTTAGGAACTAAAAAAAATTAGTGAGGTGAAAACGATGTATACAGTTAATTCTCGATTACCGTACAACATGGAATATGACCACAGGTATATCAAATACATTAGACACGCTAGAAATAAAACTCAGGGAGAATTTAGTTATTTTATGGGTGTTGATCAAAGTACAATAGCAAAGTTAGAAAAAGGACTGTTAGACTTTACGCCTTATTACCATGAGAAATTAAAAGACGCTATCAAGCGTTTACGGATTAGTAATATTGAACTCATGTCTATCAGAAATATCATTGAACAAAAGGAAAGGCGGGGTTACAAGTAATGCTAATTGTCACATTACTGTTAGCTATAGAAGTGGCTATGTCTGCTAAAGGGCTTGTGGTGTTAAAAGAAAAGGAAATGGTTACACAAAATACAGCTATTAACGGAGGTATGGAAGCATGGCAAAAATAAAAGTAAAGGAACTATTTACAGAAGCTAAGAAGGTTGTGGAGGAATATAAAGCAAAGGCTGAGGAATTAGCTGAACAAGAAAAAGAACTAAAAGCTGATCTTGAAGCATTACAACAAGAAATGACAATGAATATGCTTGAACAGGAAAATGCCCCTGTTTCTGAACGTGTTTATTTAAAGATTAGAAACAAAGAGATCGTTTCTAAAGCTGAAATTATAGATACTCTTTTGGAGGAACTAGAGGAAGAACGTACAGCATTAAAGCTAGAATATGTTCCTAAATATCGTGAAGCATTAGGCAAAGCAGATATTCAAGAATATAACGCAACAAAGATAGCTGAAAAATATCGCTATTTAATGCTTAAAGAGATCAGTGAAATTGGTAGACAAATGCAAGAACAATATCGTGAAATTGCCCCTGAAATTGACGAGGTATTTCAGGATAAAGGCGTACTGGAACAGTACCCACGTTTAGCCTACGCATACACTTACGAGAACTATGTACCTTCATTTAGCTGGTTTGAGAACAGTGTTGTTTCTAAGAATGAAGTATTCTCTGCTTGTCGTGGTAACTTGCCACATGGACTAAAAGAACCTAAAGAAATGGACGTGGAATAAATGAATTTAGCTAGTATTGTTAAACAAGAAATCTTATCAGAATTAAAAAAAGGAAATACGGAAGTTTTGAAAGGACTTCCCCCTGTACTAACTATGCAATATGGACTAGCTTTACAAAATGAAGCTAGTAACTATACAGAAAAATCTCCTATCAATGATAAGGCTGTTGGTGAAGCTATGCTTAGTCGTATGGCTGATAGTGGTGTTAAGGAACGTCTTATTAAAGAGATTGAAGCAAAAGAAAAAGAACGTGCTGAAAAGGTTGAACAAGCTAAACAAATTACAAAAGAGGTCACTGGCGAATAATCGCTGATGATCTTTTTATTTAAGGAGAAATAGATCAATGGCATATTACGAAAAAGACGAACAGGAAACTGTTATGATATACGAACCTTCAACTCGGCTATGGGATATTTACACCACTGTTCCTAAGCATATCAATAGGTTAAAAAACGAGGCTATAGCGTCAAATTCTCATATGGAAACTGACAGTGAAGGTAAAACCATTGCCTTACGTGTAAAGGTTGAAAAATTGCCTTCTAGCTACACTTTTAACAGGTAAATGGAGGACTAACATAATGAATAGAACAGAATTTGAAGCTAAATTAAATGAGGTTTATAAAGGTGCTGTAAAGCCTTTGACAAGCTATGTAAGTGAACATGCTACATTAGTCTTTCAGTGTGATAAATGTGGGCTGAAATTCTTTGGTAAACCTAACCACATGATAGGCAAGGAACACCAGCAACATAAATGTAATTATCCTTATGGCGACATAAATGGTGAGAGGTTTCAAATTGTTAGTTCATCAAGGAATAAGAGGAAAAAGAATTCGTCTAAAGCCACTAGCGAACGATTTTATGAAATGGTTATCAATGATTACACACCAAAAGAAATAGCTAAAGAGTTAGATATACCACTTGTGCTTGTTATGGATTACTTTAATAAAGAGGGGCTGATCTAATGGCACAGTATACTAATGATCGGTACACTAACTTTATGAACCTTCCTACAACTGACGAGGGTAGCAAAAAAGCCATTTATTTTTATGTAAAGCCCACTGTTCAAAACTGTAAAGCCATTTTTGCAGACGGTTCTGTTTACTGGCAGAAAATGATCTTTAATGATAAGTTCCTACGAATTAAATCTGAGGAAAATAAACTATACTTGGATGAACAATGCACTATTTTAGCAGATGTTACTAGAACAGAAAAAATAAAGGAATGTAAAAGATTGGGGCTGATCTAAGCCCTATCTTTTTTGTGCCTAAAAAGTTTTGAAAAAATCTCCCAAAATTTTTTCTCGCTGCTAAGCATATTTTAAACCCCCAAAACCTTAAGGACACCCCTACCGTTCTGATAGCTTATCTAATCTCTTGTTAAGATCACTAAACTGTAGCCTCATTTCGTTTCTAAAGTCATTCATATCATTTCTAAAGTCATTTAGTTTAGTTTGAATTAACGTTACCTTTTCTAGTATCTCGTCTACAGTTTCAGGTTTCATAGGTTTATCACTCAATCTATACGCCTCCTATTTCTAAATTATAAGGTAAGTACCTATGTAGGAAAAGTTAATTGCGTTAGAATTGCTTGTAGGAACACCCACTATTTACCATAAAAAGTTTTGAAAATATGGTGTATATTTTGCAACCACCAGACCAGCCCTATACACATGCCCCTTCCCCTGTATAGACCCCCTATGCCTTGCTGTATCTGTCTTTGTGGCTTACCTTATATCCCTGCTGATAGGATAGATTACTATTCATTGTTTTGTTCTTTTCTTTTCTATTTATTGTTTCTTCATTCGTTTTGTCTGTTGTCTTGTTGTTCGCATTTTCTCGCTGTTCTCTTTGCCTTTGCTGTTGCCTCTATTCTGTGGGCTGTGCTGTGCCTTCCAGTTGCCCTTCTATCCTGATAAGTACTATATAGGGCTTATATGCGGTGTCACTGGGGCTATATATTTAACACCCTTTCCCCCTATTATTAGACCCTGTACACCCCTTTATTTTGATTGACACTTTTGATAGACCGCCACCCCTTATTCTTGCGTTGCTGTTAGTGATCAATCAATAATGATGGGTTTTGATTGACTATGTAAAAAAAATTATACCTTTACTGTTGGAGACTTTGGAGGGCATTTTCAATCATATTATTCTTTTCAATTAGTTCCTCTTGTTGTTTAATTACAGTTTCATTTAATCTAAAAATTTCTTTTTTAAATTCCTCTATCTTACCTGAATTTTCGTATGTAAATCTAATACATTCTCTTAAAAGATCAGCCTGATAAAGTTTACCTAAAGATTGCTTCTTGTATTTTTCCATTAGTTCATCAAACTTCTGCTTTTCTTCTATATCTAGATTACAATTTACATTAAATATCTTTTGCATAAACCCACAAAACACTTCCATTCCTATCATTTACAAGTAAATTTATCAGATCCACAAAGTAATGTAAATATTTTTATTTACAACAATAAATTTAATGTGATAAGATAAAATCTTTGCCTCATTTTAAGTTAGTTTATTTCAACGAAAATTACCTTACCTTAACTTTTAAAAATACAGTCTACAAAGGTACACCATTGTAGACAGTTTTTATAAATGGCTAAAAATAGTCTATATAATTTAAAAATAAACCTTTATATACGTCTAAAATTAAATTGACCTTTATGGACGAAAAGTATATAGTTAAACTATCAAACAATATTAACGGTGGTTATCAACTATGACAGAAATTAACTTTGGCTATATTCGAGTATCAACTAAGGAACAGAATTTAGACCGTCAATATGAGGCTTTAAAGGGCTATGTAACTGATGAAAGATATATCTATTCAGACAAGGCAAGCGGTAAGGATATGGATCGTGAGGGCTTTCAGAACCTACTTAAAGCTATGAGAAAAGGTGACACTCTTTACATAAAATCTATTGACCGGTTAGGACGTAACAAACACCAAATAAAGACCTATTTAGAACAGTTCAAGAATGAGGGCATTAGAGTGAAGATCATAGACCTTCCAACAACTATGCAAGACGTTCCAGCAGGGCAAGAATGGGTTATAGATATGATTAACAATATTATTATCGAGGTTTATACTTCAATGGCTGAACAGGAACGTGAGACTATTAAGCAGCGACAAGCGGAAGGAATTGCTGTGGCAAAGACTAAAGGTAAACATTTAGGTAGACCGTCTTTAGAATTGCCTAAGGAATGGACTAAGCTATACAAACAGTGGAAAGCTGGGGAAATTACAGCTGTGACATTTATGGAAGCTATTGAAATGAAAAAGGCAACATTCTATAAAAAGGTGAAGGAATACGAGGCGACACTATAACAGGTGTTAGCCTCTTTTTTTATCCAATAATTTTAAACTTATATTAGACAGAAAATAAAACAGATATTGTTGACTTCAAAAATAAAACCTAAATATAAACAACCTTACTTCAAATTTAATACATTTGAGAATTATATAAGAGATTATTTTTCTACTAAATTATTCTGTTTCAGTTGACTTAATCTTATGGTTGACTTATGATGAACATAAGTTGTCCATAAGCAATATAAAGGAGAGTAAATTTACTATGGAAGAAAAAAACCTATATAGTTCCTACTATACTAAGTCTGAATACATAACAGATTATATGGTGAAAATGTTGGACTTAAATGAAAATCATTTGGTACTTGAACCTTCTGCTGGTGATGGTGTTTTCATAGACGCTATATTAAAGAAACACCCTATGACAGACATTACAGCATATGACTTAAACCCAGAAGCGATAAAAGTCCTAAATGCTAAATATAGCAATAATGAAAACATTCAGATTATAGAATCTGATACATTACTTGACCTAGACCTCGATATGAAAGTATTTATGAATGGTTATTATGACAGGGTTATCGGGAATCCCCCCTACGGTGCATGGCAAGATTACGACAAACGTGCCAATTTAAAAAATATCTATAAAGGGTTCTATGTTAAAGAAACTTATGCATTGTTTCTTCTACGCTGTATTTCGTTATTAAAGGAAAATGGGAAATTAACTTTTATCATTCCCGATACCTTTTTAAACCTTCATATGCATAATAAATTAAGAGAGTACATCTTGCTGAATACAAAAATACATGAAATCCTAATGTTTCCTTCTAAGTTTTTCCCTGGTGTTAATTTTGGGTACTCTAATTTAACCATAATAACTGTGGAAAAAACAGATAAGGAACACGCTTTAAACAATACTGTAAGGATTATTAGTGATTTAAAGAAGGTATCTGATATTGAAGATATTACCAATAAAACCAATTTAGAAAAATATAATGTTGTGGATATTCCACAAAGGGAAATCTTTGAATCAGTAGATATGGCGTTTTTAATAAAAGCTGGAAGTGAAATAAGGAACCTAATTAACAATCCCAAAATGACATTAGGTGATGTTGCAGATTGTGTAACTGGAATCTATACAGGCAATAATAAAGCTTATTTTAAAGCATTAAATTCACAGGTTAAAAACCCAACAAAATGTGACGTTGTTGATGAAAATAAAATCGAATATGATTATCTTAAATACGATAACTTACTTGAAGGAATTGAGGGTGAAAAACACTTTATCCCTGTAACTAAAGGAAATGCAGAAATGTACCATAGAAAAAATGAATGGTTTATTGATTGGAGTAAAGAAGCTTTACATCATTATAAGACTGATAAAAAAGCACGATTACAAAATTCAAGATACTATTTCAGAAAAGGTATTGCAGTGCCGATGGTTAAATCGAGAAAAATTAAAGCTAATTTAATAAACAATCAAGTTTTTGATCAATCAGTTGTTGGGATCTTCCCAAAAGAAGAAAAATATCTGTATTATCTTTTAGCTTTACTAAACTCCGATATAGTAAACACTATAATACAAACGATTAACCATACGGCAAATAATTCTGCAAATTACCTTAAAAAAGTGCCTGTTGTTCTTCCATCTAATGAAAAGGAAATCGATCATGTTAATTCATTGGTAGAACAAATGATAAGTCACATAGAAAAAACAAATACAGTTAATAAAGAAATTCAATCAGAAATAAATACAATTTTTAATAAACTATATGCAGCAAAAGAATTACCAACGGAGATATTGGTTTAATCTATTTTCTCTTAGATAGTTGATTGTTTCGATATCTAAATCATTTTCCCAATCAATATTATGTTTAATCCAACTTTTTAAAGGAAAGCCAGTTAGTTCTTCTATCTTATCGTAAGTTTCTTGGCCACAAAAAACATTCCATTGAGTAGAATTTTTTAGGGTTTGAAGATAGTGGTTGTTTTCACTTTCTTCTGCCCTAACCAATAACAAGTTTTCATATGAAGGGTCTAGTTTTTTGTAAATACTTCCAACCATTAACAACCTGTTCGTATTCCCCTTTTCATTTGAGTTAAATCCACTTTTAAAATCAACGTTATATTTAACCCCATCTTTTTCAAAATGAAGATCACTTTCTAATTTGATTTCCCCAGAAGCGATAAGTTCCCACATAAGTTCTAAATATCTGTTTAGTTCTTGGGTTTGTTCCTCTGTAAGAGAAGTTGTTTCAATAAAGGTATTTAAATCAGTTAATAATTGTACCTTTGCTTCATCAAAAGTTGGGGGAATAATATCTGCAATACCTTCTTCTGAGGAATACTTCCAGCAAAGTTTACAAAATGGTTCCCATAGTTCCCCAACTCTCCGAGTGAAGTCCATGTACTCATAGGGTCTCATCCTATTTCTAAACTCAATCATTACAATATAGGAACAATAATATACCATTAAAATTTTGTCTAAACGTTCTTCGTTCGTAAGATCAATATCTTCAACTACAGGCTTAACCAACGCCTCAGTTACTTTTTTTAACTCAGTGTTCATTTTGGTGATCTGAGTTTTCTTACCTTTAATTTCTTCATAAATTCTTGAACCAACTGTACGAAATAACTCTAACAATTCTGGTTTTGTATACTTTAGATTTTCTGCCCCCATGGCTTTTCTCCTCCTCTGTTATAAGTAAAACAGTTCAATAATATCACATTTCCCCATCTTTAACCATGTATTACGATATATCGTAATTGATTTAATAAAATATCAAAGGCGACTATATTTAAAAACATTTTGCAAACCTGTTTTGCTGTTTAATAAAATTGAATGGATTAAAACTGGTGAAATAGAAATTATTGTGTCTTTGGTTGATCTTAGAAAAAATTAAACCTATTTATAAACATAACGCAATACTAAACAGCGTGGTCATTAAGGAAGATACTAACCAACAAGTTTACTAAGAAATAACTAGGATACGCTTTAATGCAGTTAGAAGGGCATAGCAATAAAAATAAATTGACTAACACAGGAATAACTATAAGCAACATTATAAGGTCTAAAAGAAATACGACTAGCTAAGACTGGTTTTCTTTTTTTCCTATTTTAAGAACTATCCTTCTAATTTTTTTAAAAGGGGCTATTGTGCTTATTTCATAACTGTGATCACTATTACTTTCACTAAATATCGTAAAAGCGTGACATTACTAGGATTGTGCATAAAAAAGTTTTGGGGGGTGGTGTCTATAGAGGGCATGGAAGCATAATTTTGACTAAAGCACTTTTCAACTAAAAACAGCAAACCATTTCCATTTTTATCAACCCGAACCATTTACATTAGTGAGGAAAAATATTAGAATAATAGATAACTTTGGAAAAGAATTGGGTTCTGCTTCGGCGGTAATCCGACCCATTCTAAAGGGTGAAACAAATGGAAATCAAATTCTCTTTTGAGATAAAGGTTTCAAGTGAGGTTATCGGGCTGGCAACGGTTTTGATTAACCTTGCGGTGGAACTGCTTAGCCTATAATGGGCTAGGCTTTTTCACTTTTTAGGGGCATTTTTTTAAGCTTGTGATTAACCCTCCTTAGAAACTCAGTAATATCAAGGGGCTTTAATTCGTTAAAATAACATGTGATCAACAATTATAAAAGCCCTTATTTTTCAAGGCTTCATTCCATCTAATAATCACAAGTAAAGTCACAACGGTGTGATTAACAATTGATTTAATAATCCCTATTCGGCTGATTAACAATGCAGCTAAAAATCCACTCAGGTTCTAAGCACCAACTTTTTTATAAATGTGTCTAAATCGTGAACGTGATAAACTCAGTTGTATCAAGGGTTTCAGCTTTTTACAAAAAATTACTAAAAATATTTTTTAAAACTGCCTGTAAAGTGAGGTGTTTGCCACCCTATATACTGTAGAAAACTGATAATAAATAATAAATAACTCTATAACAGTAATAAAGATTAAAAGATATACCTCACTTCGTTCGGGTGCTTCGCACCAATACTAAAATAACTAATAAATAATCTAATCTATGATAGCTATGATATAGATAATAAATATAGATTATCTTTAATAGTGCATGGCATGAAGCGTTAGCGGAATGTCATGGCGTAAGCAATATAACCTTATCTAAATTTAATATAACTTATGCCACCATAAACAGTGGCACTAGAATAGATTGACATAGATCAGTATTTCCTTTTCTTTTAGCACCATAGCAGAACAGTAATGTGATTTAGCATCATCTTTTCTTTATCCCTCTAATGGCTTTATGCTGTTAGGGGGTTATTTTTTTTGCATATAAAAAAGGAATAATCAATAGTGATTATCCCTACTTAAAAATTATATTCAAGGTTGGAGTTTCCGCACCTTTTTTATATGACCACAATATTCCGCTTATTAAACCATGTAACAGTCGATTCACCTGTTCATCAGATAGCCCTTCTCCATCTAAGAATTGCCACTTTTCAACCAGGGTTTCAATGTATTTAATTTGTTCCTTTAAGGTGTCAATTTTAGCTGATTTATCTTCCTTCTCTAAAGCCAATATCTCTTCTTCAATCAGCTTGATTTCTTCTTGTCTTTTAGCTTTTCTTTCCCTATATACAACAATGTCAATCTCATCTTCCTCAAAAAGAATATTGATCTTTTCTAATGCCCTTCTAGCCTTATTTAATTGGCTTATCAGCTTTTCTTTCTTGTATTCAGTGTTATCTATCTCTTTACCTTCTTCCAGCGTTTCTAGTGCCTTTAAAAGGCTTTCTTTATGTTGCAACACTTCTTCCTTAATCAAGGCTAAAACAGGATTATAGTAAAAACTTCTATTTCCACACTTACAATGTTTAATGTAATATTTATCAATATGAGGATGATAGTTATTACCCTGCACCTTTCCACAATTCGCACAATAAATTAGGCTAGTTGTTGGATAAACTTTATTCTTACTTCTAGGGGCTTTAAAAGAATATTCATTAACAATTTTATTAGCTGTATTCCATGTTTTTTCGTCAATAATTGCTGGGTGTGCATTATGAACGATTATCCATTCTTCTTTAGGTCTAATTTCACTTGAATGTTTACCAATAGTTTTATTGCTAACTATTGTTCCTTTATAAGCTTCATTGTTAATTATTCTGAGAATGCTGTTATAGTGAAAGGATTTTCCTTCCCTTGTCTTTAACCCCATTTTCTCTAACTGTCTTATAAGGTCTGGTATAGTTGTACCTTTCACTATCTCGGAAAAGATAAACTTAATATCCTCAGCACGATCGTTAGGTACAAGTTTTTTTGTTTTAGGGTCTTTAGTATACCCTAATGGTGCTATACCATTTGTCCAGTGCCCTTGCTTTTGGGCGTATTCTTTTCCCCTTCTCATACGCTTTAATATTTGTTTATATTCACCACTAGCAATTAGGTTAGTTATTCCTAATAATAAACTGTCATCGTCTTTGGTAAGATCGTACATTCGATAAGGTGTGACTATGTAAGTTTCCGTTTCAAACAGTATCCGTTTTATTATACTAGCGTCATATTCGTTTCTTGACAGTCTATCTATGTCCATTACAACCACAGCGTCATAATAATCCTGTTCAATTCGGTCTAACAACTTAACCATTTGTTCACGATTTATGATTGTACTACTAGAAGCCACCTCTTCAAATAACTCATATGACCATTTATTTTGATTACATAATTCAATAAGAGTTTGCCTATGGTTGGCTAATACTTGTTCAATTCCTAAGTTTTCTTCATCACGACTTAAACGCAAATACACTGCTACATGTTTTATATTCTCGTTGTTAAATAGCAATATAATCACCTTCCTGAGGTAATTATATTACGTTATCACCACGTACACAACCAGTTAGAGGGGGTAATATCACATCAGAAGTCTTTTTTATTTGAAAATTAGGAATAATACCTAAATATACCTATTTTTTAACCGATGATAATTTGTAGGGAAATATCACCAGATAATGTTAGGGGGACAATTTAGATAAAAGAAAAAAGTTCGAATAGACCCTACAAAGCATATGATGAAACAGCTAAAGTAGTTGACGAATTAGAAAAGGTCTCAAAGGATAAGGAGTAATTCATAAAAATGAAAACAAACAAAAAGACAATCATTCCAGTATTTCTTTTAGTATTTACATTGATGATGGGTACAGCATGCGGTAAAAATGAATCAGCAAACGGTTCATCATCAAACAAAGCAGCAGCAAAACAAGAAAAAATAGAAAAAATGACTGATAGCGAATATGCATCATGGTATAAGGGATATCTAAAACGGTTTGAAGAAAGAATTATGTCTTTTGTTTTATCGTTGGTTCCTTTAGACGAGGTTTACGATAAAGAATGGGCTAGTGATGTTGAGACAAAGATTGATAGTATGAGAGAATTACTCAACGAAGCCAAAGACAAAGAAGTTAAAGTTCCTGATACGTATAAAAAAGTAAACGAGTACTTGGTGAAAGCGGATGACAAATTTGAATCACTTTTCAAAGATATCTTAAAAGTAATCAAGCGAGATAAAGTCAGTGATGATGATTTAAGTTTCATGAATTCTAGAATGAAAAAAGCTTTAGAAGAAGTGGATAATGCTAAAAAAGAGATGAGTAAAATGAAAGACAATAAAGCAAATGAAAAACAAAAAGATAAATCAAATTCATAA